CCGTCCCGAAATCGCCGAAGCCTGGCTGCGGGATCTGGCAAAAAAACCCAGGTCTTCTGCGACAAAAAGTAACTGTACCAAATCCCCTAAAGGAGAACTTCAGTGCCCCGCCCTTGCCCGCCCCGAAGAATTAACACAGGATTTCGCGAAACCTGATCTACAGCAGCCGCAGGCCGCAGACACCGCTTCCAGTATAGAGTCTGAGAAAGAAAGGTGGTTGCAAAAGGCAACGGGCAAGGTATTGACGAAAAGTCTGGCATCGCTCCTCTCACTGGACAAGCCAGAGAAGCCTAAAGGAGCAATCGAAGGTTTGGCCAGAAAGCTGTCGGTTACTGCAGAACCCCAACGCGAGATCCCGTTGTCGAAGCGGATCTCAGACCGGCTGGTCGCGGATCCCCGCTTTACAAGCGACCGAAAGGCGCTGCTCCTCGAAAAACTTCTGCAGCTGCGTGAGGCAGGAGACGATGTGGGGCTGCACCGCATGGCGAAGCAGCTCTGGCCAGGCATCAAGCTTTGATCAGATTGCACGCTTGGCCGAACTACTCCGCAGGCGTCTGGATTCGATCAGTGTTGTTTATCCTGCATTCGTAGATTGTGAGCAGAACGTTTCAGACCATTTCAGGTAGCTTTCTCCCGACTCGCAGTATGCGCCCACTACCTGTCTACCAACCGGACTTAGATATTTGATGGGTTCAGCCAATTCCAGAAGACTAAACCAAGCAATTTCTCTGTCTTTTGTGTTTATCTTGAGTAGCTCCGACTTCAGGAACGAAAGCTTAACTATTGGTTCGTCTGTTTCGTTTCTATACTTGTCTTGAAGTGTTCCGATCAGGAAAAATGAAATTCTATCGACAGGTATGTCTCGGTGTTCTTTCAGTAGTTCGTTGACCATGTCGGTTGCTTGTCTACTGGCCATGAAAAAGAAATTGGATACATCATTTCCTGCTGATGGTTTAAGGTTGATTTTCAGGGTTTTCTTGCCGCCTTCATTCTCTTCTTTGGCAGAAACGAATCCTCTCATTGAACTCAATGAATCGATTGATTCTTGAAGTAAATGGCTTCCAGTCTCCGCTTTGTTTGCAGAAATCTCTGCACCGGCTTCTTTCTTTTTTGCCACTGCGCTTGTTTTTGTCGGTTCGGCCCAGTGTGATAATCCCCAGAGCACCGTCGAGATGATCCCAAAACCAACTACTATTTGTGACCGTTTGGGAGGGGCTTTGCTTTCAGCCTTATCTTTGTCATCCAATAAGAAGCTTGGTTTGAAAAGCGAGACTATCCCAACAATAAAAAGCAGCCAAGCTAGCACGTAAAGACCCCAGGACAGTAACCACATCATCTTAAACTCCATACAAGATGTCTTGCGACCAGGTACCGCGCTTCATGAAGTTTCGCAAGCCTAGTGATTTTACTTAGTCTCGCTATCAAGAAGAGCAGATGGGGTGGTTTTCAGAGCCCTGGCGAGCTTGAATATAGTGAAAAGGTTGGGGCTGTATGTTCCGCTTTCTATTTTCTGAAGGTAACGCTCGTTGAAGCCAAACTTGAGAGAGAGTTCTTTCTGGGTCATGCCCAGGGCTTCACGTCTCGCTTTCACGTTCTGTGCAAGGCTGGTCAGAAATGAGTTGTATGCATTTTCTACGTCCATCCCCTGATTATCCCGATACAGAAAATATAAAACACGAACTAAATAGTTCGGGTTGCCGGTGTATAATAAGGCGGTGTCGATACCAATAGAGGATATGGCAAAGTGGAATCTTTTCTGCATGGTTTAGGTGAGCATCTGCGCCAAATGATCTTGAATAGCTATTTTCAGTTATTCGCCGTCACTATCGTGGTTCTGCATTTGCGTGAGCGCGCATTTAGAAAATTCATAGTGAAGGCGGCCAATGATCTTGAGCAGGTGAACGATCAATGGCTATCGGTCATTGATAAGCTGAAAAAGTCACATGAGGCAGAGAAGCAGCAAATGATCGCTGATTTTCATGAGCAGGTCCGGGCCATTCGTGATGCGGAGAATGTTGTGTGGGTTAAAGTCGAGCCAGAGGTAGGAGAAAGCTCCTTTGCCGTATCGAAACGGAAGCCCCGGCATTAGGGAAAGATTGGCCGACTTTCACAATTTGGCTGCTTTGATACCCGCATGCAAGTATGGCAAAATTGGGGTTCCAGGAGGTGCATGTGTTCGTACCCAGGCCATACCAGCAGCAGGCAGTCGATGAAGTCTTGAGTCGCAGGCAGGTCGGCAAACGAAAGCTGTTGCTTCATCTTCCTACCGGAGCCGGAAAGACCGTGATTGCCGCTCTTCTGATAGACCGGCTTCTGAGACTTCCGGGCGCAGGGCGTGTCCTTTTTCTCGCCCACCGCAAGGAAATCATCGATCAAACTGCAGAGAAAATCGCCACCCAGATCGGCGCTGAGCATGTGGGGGTTGAGCAGGCGGATCGTAGTGCCGGAAAAAGCCAGGTGGTAGTGGCCTCCGTACAGTCGATTCATCAGAGGCTTGACGACTTTAAGCCTTCTGAATTTTCAGCTGTGATTGTGGACGAATGCCACCACATTTTTGCCAAAAGCTGGCTGGAGACTGTCGCTCACTTTCAAAAAGGATCCGATACACTGCTGGTCGGCCTTACGGCAACGCCGCAGAGAACCGATGGCAGAAGTGCTGACCGATTCTTTGAAGAGGTCGCCTTCGAGATCACGCTCGGCCACCTTCAGGATCTTGGCTATCTTGTCCCGATGGAATACCACACCATAGAAACGTCCCTTGGACTTGACCTTGTTGGGATTGCAGGGAACGGCGATTTTCAGGCAAGTGGCCTTTCAGCGGTCATGAACACTCCGGAGGCCAGAGGACTTGCCATGCGTGCCTGGAAGGAAAAGGCCAGCAGGCTTAAAACCATCATGTTCTGTGCAAGCGTTGCCCACGCCGATCAGATGAGACGGGACTTTGAGGCAGAGGGTGTCCGGGCGGCGCTGATCACCGGAACTACAAAAAACCGGGATCACCTTCTCGCATCGTTCCGTCGTGGCGGGATCCAGGTCATCACAAATTTCGGCGTCCTGACGGAAGGTTTCGATGATCCGTCGATTGAGTGTGTTCTCCTTGCCAGGCCAACGACGTCTCCTCTCGTTTATAACCAGTGCCTGGGCCGCGGCCTTCGGAGTCATCCTGGAAAGAAGCTGTGCTCAGTCATCGACATTATTGATAGAAGCGCCCATCGACTTCAGTATACGGCGTATGAGGCGGCAGGATTCCCAGCAGGCTGGAAGCCCACCGGCAAGGATCCGCTCAGAGAGGCCATGGCAGTTGCGGCCATACGGGTCCGAAATCCTGCAGCGTTTCTCCGAATCAAAAAGGCTTTGTCGCTGGCGGAAACCCAGTCGATTCTCATGAGTCTTCCAGATGCCGAGGTGCTTGGCGGCATCGGTGGGCAGCCACTGGTTCGCTACAAGCCGGCGACGGAAGGACTGCCAAAAGCAGAGGCATTTCACGCTGCGATGGATGTCATCGAAAAGTTCGGTCTCAAAGATGACCTTGTGAGTCTGATTGCCGATGAGCATCAGATCCGTGCCAGGCTTCACGGGAAAAGGAAGGCTCCACCAGAGTTTCTCGACTTTCACATCAAAAACGCTACGGGGTGGCCTCTCGATCTTTCCTTGGAGACGGAGCGGGTCCGCCAGGACATTGATGAGATAGAGGGTGAGCGGCTCAAGGAGAAAAATCCAAAGGGCAGACTCTTGGAGCTGGAGCAAATCAAGCTGGTCAAACGTATGGACATGAATGTTGCGGAGGCATCCATTGGCTTTCAGGCAAGCGGGGAGGTTTTACTTGCTGATGCCTATCTAAGGTCGGCGGTCCACCACTCAAGAACCAAGAAAAAACATGCCGAGCAGTCGCTGGCAGCAGAGCTTTTCAACTTCGCTGTCTCCCGGTCTAAATCCACAGCCCACCGGGCCTTTGTCCTGAATCCTCGAACTTCACCACCCAGTATCGAAGCGGAAATATCTCCAATCCCTGCCGCTCAAGTTCGCGGGACGTCCGTAGTGGAACAGGATGCGCGCCAAAAGATTCATGAAATGGTGCAGAAAGGAATTTTTTCAGGCTTTGAGTATGTGGAGGACCAAAGAGGGCCGGATAATCAGCGTGTTTTCTTTTGCACAGCAAAGGTCTTGAGCGGTCACGGGTGGATCTCGGGTCGCCGCTGCTCATCTCATACGAAAAAAGGAGCCCAGGCTGCTGCGGCTGCAGATCTCTTTCAACAGCTCATCGAACGCAGCAAGCGGTTCAGTGTTCAGGATCAAATGAAAGCCATCCGACAGGCCGTAACACCAATCGCTTGAATATCGGGGATGGATATGCTGGTTTGAGGGCGATCACGATTCAAGAAGGCTTTTGAACGCTTCTCCGATAATCGGGAGAATACTGCCCCTTGGCATCGGGATAATGCTTCTCTATGAAAGAGATCATCGTGCGCGACAGCGGGGGTTCTGGATGAAACTCCCCGTATCTCTTGCGGAAGAAAGGGAAATACTCCTTTAGTATGCCTTTGCCGCGATAGTAGGGGTGTATCCAGATCCATGATAGCGCCCAATGTTCCTTGAGCCCGTCTTCATGTTGCCGTTTGCGAAAACAGCAAGCGCCAACCGGCTTTTCCCACTCCATCACATGGATATGGTGCTGGAAGAAGAGCCAAGCCTCGAAGTCCAAGCCTTTTTCAGTTTCGCTGAACTGCACAAAATCATAGTCAAACTCGCGTTTAAAGTAGCGGGCGAAGGTGAGAACCTGGGTCTTGCGGGGCTTGCGCGAGTTCCCGTTGACGAGTATTAGACCTTCTTTGTAGTGATCCTGCAATCGTTCGCTCGGTGTGTCGGGTACTCTTTTAGGTAGAACAATATCAAAGTGCTTCATGTTGTTTCTCTCATCGCATGCTCCTGGTAGGAAGGTGCTCGCGCTTCCCCTGCCAACGATCTGCCAGCCCAAGCTATCTCAGTGTCTAAAATGCTTTCGCAGCAATGCACGTACTTCCGCGATTATCTTTTTTTCACGTCTCGGGCCGACATAGCTTTTATAGTGATCCTCCAAAACGAGACTGAATTCGTGCGTGAGATGGTTCACGGCATCTTTATCAAGATAGAGCGAACCATCGCCACCATACCTGTCATCGCCTTCAAACTCATCAGCAGTGATTTCTTTATAAGCCATAATAACCCCCATTCGCTATCGGTGGTATTCGTCTCGCACATGGAAAGAGACAGAGGATCCAGGGGAAATGTTGCACCAACTGAGAGCCGGCCCGGTTCGAGGGCAAAACTTGACTGCGCCGCGTTTAAGTTGTATTTGTATTTTGTAGTAGGATTGTATGATACAAAATACAAATACTACAAAATACAATCTTCTAAGGTGCCAATATGATTGATTTGGTGGATGACCGGAGCGAAGACGAGCGGAAATACGATGCCATCTACTGGCCTGTGGCCGATTCTCTTGATGCTGAAGGGAAGAAACCGACCCAGGAACTGATCCGCCAGGCGAAAGGCGGAAGCTACTCATACATTGGTCCCTCTCTTAATCGGTGGCGCCGCCAGAAGAAGCCTGCAGTCAGTTCAATGCCGACCGATCTGCCGGAGGAAATGCGCAATGCTCTGAACCAAGCGGCTGGCATCCTGTGGGGACGCGCCACGCAAATGGCAAATGACCGGATCCGCAGAGTGGAAGAAATGGCTCAAGAGAGATTGACTGAGGCTGAGGGCGATGAGATTGAGCAGCGTAGAGAAATTCAGCGCCTTGAAGCAGTGGTTAAGGCGAAGGATATCGAAATAGCCAAGCTCCAGGAAGAGCGCAGCGCCCAGGATGAGCAGATCGAACGCCAGGGCAGGGATCTGGCAAATGCGCGAGGAACCGTGGATGCGCAGCAAAAGCAAATCGAGACACTGACAAGCCGCATCGATCTTTTGAATGGAGAAGTGCAGCACCTATCGGGCGAAGCCGCCAAGTGGGAAGAAAGCGCGACCGGGCTCGCACGGCGTCTCGAATCCTCTGAACAGCATGCACAGGCCCTGACTGACCGGAATACGACCCTTGAAAGGGATCTGCAGGCCGCGAACACTCTGGCGGGCGAAAGGTATGCAGCCATCGAGGATCTTCGTACCCAGCTTAAAGACCACAAAGCTCAGGCAGAAAAACGCATCGAGGAGTTGCGTGATGCCAGAGCAGAATCTGATGCGCGAGCCAGGTCAACAGGCGATCAACTTCTGCAGCTTACCGGACAACTCAAGGAATCGTCCGAACGGCTGGCATTGGAAAGCTCGAATGCTGCCCGGGCACAGGCTCAAGCCGAGGAGCGAGCGTCCGAAGTTTCGCGGCTGCGTACCGAGTTGAAGGTCGAAGTCGACCGTCTTCGCGAGCAGATTGGCGATCTCCAAAAGCAGGTTGGGGAAAAATCAGGGCAAGCGGAGCGGGAACGGGCTCATCGCGAACAGCTTGAAAAGCAGCTTGAAAACACCAAAAAATAGCGAAGTTTCTGGGGGGCACTCATGGAAGAGTACACCTGGTGGGGCACAACAAACCCACCACCATCACGGTATGTGACAACGAAGCTCTTGCGCGAGAAATTTCTGCGCCCCCTGCGGCCCGTTGCATTCATTCGCGGGACTCATGGAAAAATCCTTCTCTATGATCTCGACAATCCCGAGTCGGCGGGCGAGTTCATTCCGCAGACACCGGATGAGTGGAGAGCCTGGGAGACCTACGAACGAGAGAAGGAGCATCACCGATGGCAGAGTCGCAACGATGGCCGATTTGCACAGGACCGCTATGATGCATTGATGGAAGTGCAGCGCATATGCGTCAAGCCCTTCGTGATTCTGGACACTGAAACCACCGGCCTCGACGACCATGCTGAGCCGGTTGAGATAGCAGTCATCGACCATAATTTCCAGACCCTCATGAATACCAGAATCAAACCCAGCATCCCAATCCCTCGTGACGCCACGGACATACATGGAATTCAGGACATCGATGTCAAGTACGCCCCATCCTTCTTAACAGTGGCACCAGAACTTTCTGAAATACTCACGTCGTCAAGAGTTCTGGTCTACAACTACCAGTTCGACTATCGCATCCTTTGGTACGCCTATCGTTTAGCAGGAATCGAAATGCCGAACATAAATCCGCTGGATGAGCAGAAGCGCAGCTGTCTCATGGACTTGTACTCGGTTTTTGTCGGTGACTGGCAAGGCCGGAGGCGAGGCTACCGCTGGCAAAAGCTGAACGGCGGGCACTCTGCGCTATCTGATTGCAGAGCAGCCTGGAATAGGCTCATGGAAATGAAGCAAGCTGAGATCGTGACACCGGAAGAGGCTTTCGGGCGATTTTGGAATGAACGCGTCGAGCAGGAACAGTTTCGATGCATGCAGGAGATTCTTGATGACTATGATCTTCGGTGCTGAAGTTATCAACAGGTTGCTGGTGGATAAGTGGATGTGTGATTGGTTGAAAAGGCGAAGTTGCGCCATTTTGCTGAATTGTCTATAAATTGTGCAGTGGACGGCGGAGCCGAGAGACTACTACCTCTCGGCTTCTATCTTCAGGCTTCCATTATGTGTTGAAACGATTCAGCTTGGATTGTCTTGGGCAATGCTACGACTTCATCATCATGGATATAGACCGCCCGTCTGTAAACTTCAGCATCCTGAATGTTGAGAAGATCAGCAAAAATTCCCTTCAAACGTGACTGACGATCAGGGTTCAACTGTCGAGTCGTATTGGATACTGATTCAAACTTGTTATACTCATCAGTCGGAACCTCCAAAATATCAGCAATTTCCTTTTGAGTCTTCCCTGTCAAGACTCGAAGAAAGCGAATTGCAGGCTTTGGCATCATACCTTGCTGCTTTAAAATATCCAGAGCCACTTGGTGCTTTAGCCAATTCTCAAAGCCAGGAACAAAAAAAGTGGATCCACAGCTGTCGCATTTTACGAATGGTGCGTTTTTAATTGTAAGTACAATGTGTGAGTCCAGACGATAGGGAACATTTTCCTGCAAGCTAATTTCCCAATTGCCTTGGCAGTTATCATCGCTGTGGAAATCGCTTAGGCTTCGATTCAATCGCATTTGATCAAATTCACCATATTTCATAGGGCACCTCATTCACTGCAGCGTTGATTTTATGGGTCCAAAGATCGTATGCAGTAACGATAATATGTAGACCTGCTCCCCGCTTTTCCCTGATAACAACTCGCACATAAACATCATTGGAGCTGTTGACTTCCATTGTTGTCCAATCCAGCCATGGGAATGCTTTGAAGCACCCCTCGACTGCAATTTCAACTCTCGATCCACTGATATTACGGCATTGAGCGACATTTAAGCTGCCATTCTTTAGAACTGATGCCAGTTGTTCGCTTCCGAGGTTGGCCCGGATCTGTTCTTTGTCAGCTTTCTCGTCGATATGCAGCCAATCGACTTTTATGGCAGCTTCAAACGTTTTGCGGTCAACACATAGGCCAGCTATGGTCTGGTGGAATCTGCGATAACGCATGGTGGTAAAGTCTGCCATTATCAAAACGTCCCCCAAAACCTGACTCTCCTATATGTTACCCTAGTCCGTGTGTCAACACCATGTTGATGTGTTCAACACATATCAGCCTCTTCGGCTGTATTTAATAAAACTTGAGCGATAAATCTGAAGAATTTGTGGAATAGCCAAATTTGCCTTACAAATAGCGATCTTAAATCACTAGTTTTTTGGACGAATTTTTCCTGCTACTGTACGCTGATATAACCAAATGAAATCATTGATATCTATTTTTTTGATCGAAAAAGCTCAGGGTTCGCTGAGTTTTGGGCGGCGCATCACCTGTTTTTAGTAGATTATGTACTTATGTTTTGGTACATTTGTTCCGATGTACTTATGTACTTTTGTGGGGGACAGGCATGAAGCCCGGTCGTAAAGAGTGGTCAGTGAGTGAGGCGCGAAATCGGATTTCCGATTTGATCAGTGATGCGTTTGACGAACCACAAATAATTGTCGATCGAAAAACGCGAGAGCCAAGGGAAGTCGCAGTTATTCCGGTTGCGATGCTCGAACAACTTCAAGCTATGGCATTCCAATCCCGCAATTCGCGACTTGATGAACTCTTTCTGGAAATGCAGGAAGCAGCAAAAGAGGATGGCCATGACGGCGAGAGGGAGATTTTACTACCTCGCGGACAACCGAAGCCAATTATGGAATTCGATGACGTTGAGTGAGGTGGAAAATGTATCTAGTTGATTCATGCATTCTTTCTGGACTCTTCAATCGTGGTGAAAAGGGTCGAATTTGTCAGCAGTGGCTCAAAGACAATCCGGATGTTTGTACTTCCGTTATTGTGCTTTACGAGATAGAAAGTGGTCTTATTCATGCTGGAATGTCTAAAGCACTGGCATCTCTGGAAAAGTTCATCACCGTTGCGCCAATAAAAGTGCTGGATGTTACGCGAGAAATATCATCCAAAGCAGCCTTAAAGCGTGCTGAAATGCTGCGAATTGGAAAGACATTTCATGCTCAGGACCTTTTGATTGGTGCTTCAGCGGCTTGCAACGATTTGACTATAGTTACTGATAACGTCAAGGATTTTGAGTGTTGGGGTAGGGTTTTAAATCCCCTTTCTCAGAAAAATATTTGACTGCAGCTGCCTTGACGAATGTTGGGGCAGCAATTGCAGACACTGAATTAAAGCAGGTCCGGTATTGAGTGCGAAAGCTAGAGGCGGATTGCAAGAGCGATGAAACTAAACGAAAAGATTCCAGGTAATGTAGCTATGAGTTAGCCAATTGTTGAGAGTAGTGTCACTTTTGGCAGAAAGAATGATATTTGTAAGGCTACATAGATGGGCGAAAAAGTGGAACTCGGGGTCTACCTCAAAGAAAAAATTTCCGAGTGGCAATCTAAAGGCCATAAGAATACTCTTTTAGTTCTCTCAAATCGCACGAAAATCGGTTACAGCACCGTCCGAAGAATCGCAACTGGAGAAGGTGCAAACATGCAGACTTTTCTGCAGTTGGCAGCGATACTTTTGCACCCGGATGAAGCTAAAAAGCGATTGTACGAATTTTTTCCAGAGACAAGACGTAGTATAGAGAGGTCCTTTCAGTTTCTGCCAGATGCTATTCAGCATGATCCTATACGATCAAAAAAAGCGTTTTTAGCAGTGGCCTTGGCATGTCCAGATCCAGGAATACACATTGATGAGCTTAAAAATGCTCTTGGAAACCGAGATTCTGATGCCCTGGATGATCTCTTTGATGCAAACATACTTTGGATGAATCCTGAAGGAATAGTGAAGCTTGCAGCTGACTATTATTTTTCTCCAGATCCTTATCGGGTGACTCGGTGGATTGGCTGGGCATCGGAGTTATTTGATCACAAAAATGCGGATCAGCAGGGGAATTTTACTTGCTTGAGGATTGAAGGATTGAATAAGCAGGCTATAGCAAAGCTTGAAAAATTGTTTGGCGATACAGAAAGAGCGATGAATGAGTTGATATCTGATCCAAAAAATAAGGGTGAGCAGAGCATTACAATGGCAATGATGACTTCCCTCAATAGAAAATAAAAAACCCGCCTTTCAGCGGGTTAGTTTTTACTTCACTCTTCGGTGGTCTTCAGTGCTTGAAGTTCCTCTTCCATTGTAGAAGCTGGAACCACCTCGACCTTCGGTCTGAATTTCGGAGTTAAGTCATCGCTTGTGACCGGAAGAATGCCAGGCAAAGCCATTGAGCGAGCGATTGAAAGACTAAGTTTGCTCTGCATTGTTTCAACCGTCGAAGGCGTATAGAACAAAGTAGAACTTTCTGAATTCAACGATGCCGCTCTCAGCGAGTTTGATTTGATGGTCGCTTGCTGGGGGATCATATACAGTGGGTCTGCGCCCAGCTCTGGAGTGACGCGGAAAACATCACCGTTTAACGCTCCGGTCTTCAGTGTCATGAGTTCAGCTTGAGACAAGTCGAGCATTGGGGGAGGACTTCCACCGCCGATTCCACCTGCGACAGCTATAGACGATAATAGAATTGCTGATAATATAGTCCAAATCTTCATAGAAGCTCCTGTTCAGATAAAAGCCGAGTTCAGTGTGACACCAAAAACTCGTTGGCCGTGAAACTTAGGGTTGGTAAGGATTTTCGAGAGTTCGAGTTGAAAGTGGCCGATCAGTTGGTAAACCGCATCAACTCCTTCATCGTTCAAACCTTGGATTCGAGTCTCCCAAAGATTTCCGACTACTGCACTATGGCATTCAACAATCAATCTAGCTAGCATTTTCAGAGCTTGGTGCGACCGAATTTCCTGAAATTTATGGCTCAAACAGTAATGTTCATCCCCGTCTTTTGTGAGGAGGTCGAACTCTTGGAATTTTTCTATCGCCCTCGCGCTATGTTCAGTCCCTAGAATTAGATCAATCTCTGATCTAGTCAGTCGTTCTTTGGCAACAATTCTAGCCACCAAAGCAGCTTCTCTGAAGTCGGTGATCTCCAGATCAGTAAAAACGACCCCCACTTTTTCTAGCTCGGTGATCACCGATGCTCCGTTAGGAGTATTCATTAAGAGGATTTCTTTGACGCGATTAACAGGCCAAACTGATATGATTCGGTACAGAGTGTCGAGAGTGGACTGGCGATTGCCTTTTTGGAGTTTCCTCAACCAAGATTCTACGATTTTTGTGCGTCTGCTTAGTTCCACTATGGTGTTTTCTGGAGCCTCGTCCAGCCACATCTGAATAAATTTTGCGCATAACTGACCGTAATCGATGTCTTTATTTATCATTCCACCGGCCTTGAGTAGATGTGAAATAGGTTTTCGGCTTTCCAAGCTCAGACTAGTCAATGGATTTAGCAACCGCAATACCAAACCGCTTCCGAAGATCGGTCGTTATGAACGGTATGAGCATTTTACATGCATTTTACGTGCATAAACAGAGATGCCTCGACGTTCTCTCGGTCTTCAGGAGCGCCTTAAATTGGCTGAAAAATTGAGGAAAAAAGCGGAGGTTGCGCTTGCATTTTTGGTGAGGTTGCGGCTATAAAAAAGAAGCACACCCAACAGAACCCTTGTTTTGGTCGACTACGGTTCTGAGGGGCTGGCTACCAATAAGGGACTTAGTCCCAAACCGGCATGGTTTTGTGCTTTGTTTTGAATTTATAGCACCACACCCACGCCGGTCAACTGCGAACTTCGCGAAAGAACTTGATTATTCGTGCTGGTTTCTTCGCGACGAACAGGATCGGAGTACTTCATGATACACATCCCCCAACATTCTTTTCCCATTACCCCGAAATTTATCGTTTTCAGCCTCTTGACCTCACCTTCACAGTGATACTCCGATTGGGTGCGCCAAGAGATTACTGTTATCCATCTTGGTTAACAAAGTGCTCCTGGTGTCGCCTGGCCCTCACACTTTTCTGAATCTAAAAAAAATAAAATCGCGTGAGTCTTGGTACCCAAGGCTTCGCAGGAGTGTGTGCGTGAGTGCTGCAACGAAGTTATTGTCTGGCCAGCCATTTGAAATGTTGTTCAGCCAGGTGTCGAATACCGATCTTCAGAGATGGTCACCGAAAAGCCGTATTTTACCAAAAGCAAATAACCGGGTTCTCTCCATATTAAGGGTTCGCGAGCACACACGGCTTCGCAAGAACTGGGCGCCGATTATCAATGAGATCATTACCGCGAAGCTTCCTGCCCGGGAAATGAACGTGCTGCTCACGATGCTGATGCTTTGTCCGGACGAACATTTAAACCGGAAACAGCTTCGCGCACGCGCACGAGTGTCCTTCAAGGATATGAAAGCCGCCCTGGAATCACTTGTTCGCCGCCATATTCTTTTCTTCGACCTCCTGGAGATCTCAGGTGGCCGATCAAAGGAGATTTGGCATATCGCCAGCCCGAGCTTCTGGAAGATCGAGGGATTCCGAAACCAATCATATAAGCCCGGGGCTACTGATCCGAGTACCTGGGTGCCCCGCCGGCTCGCCACTCCTCCCGAGGATGGGCGTATCGACGAGTACGCGAAGTCATTCTCTGGCAGCTACTTCAAAGTGCCACGCTACGTCAGCAAGATCGAACTGTGTTGCAGCGCGCGCCGCGTTTGGATGTACCTCGCGTCATTGCGTCAGACATGGCACCCAACCGCAGAGCATATCGGGAAGGCGTTGGATCTGTCGAAGCCGACAGTTCTGAGTAGCCTTCGTCTTTTGGAGGAATGCTCGATGGTGGTTTTCAAAGACTACCGTCATACAAAGTTCAGTCCACGACTTGAACGGTCTTACCACATCGTTGATCCGGCATTATGGGCTTTCGATAACTGCTCAGACCTTCCAGCGCCGCCGGCATCAATTCTGCACAACCCTGAAAATATTAACTATATTCGCCGCAGCAAAAAGACCGGCAGTGCTACAGAGGGTCAAGTTTGGAAGCGACAGAGGGTAAAAAATGGTAACGACACAGGGTTAAAATTGGTAACGACAGAGGGTAAAAATCGGAAGCCACAGACGGTCAAAAATGGTAGCACACAGGGTAAAGTTTGGAACTGCACAGGGTCAAGTTTGGTAGCGGGAACTTTTCCCGGATCTCAAACCGTGTGCGGCTTTCAAGAGGTTCCCGACTCTGAGAACATTCATAACGAGAACATCCCTAACAACAACATTCCTGATTTGAATCAAAAAGCCGAGCTGATGATGGTGCCTCGGTTGTCGAAGGCGAGGCGGATCTACAAGCCGAACGGGGGGTACTCGACGGACATCACCCATCTCGTCAATGACTACGTCCAAGAGGCTTTCAGGGATCGAAAAGGCAATGTGTACGTATATCGGCTGGTGGTGTGGATTTCCGATTTTACGGAAAGAAAGGCGGCAGCCTTTGGCTGTGTTGAGAAAGCGTTTGATGAAACTGACGCATTCTGCAAATTCATAGACCAGAGATTCTCAGGCTATCGAATCTCGGTTAGGCAAGAATCGTTCAATGCACTCGAAGCAGCCTGGGAGAAGGAAAAACTATCCGTTACCTCGGAACGGTCTCACGACGAAGTCGCTATTGCTTCCACCAAGGAATCCGAAAGCCAAAATCCGGCTCTTGAGTGCGAAAAAACGGCGCGCCACTCCTATTCAACGGAAACGGCCTCACAACCGCCGGTTCTTGAAATCCTCCCTTCGGTACCAGTCGAAGCCGAACCCGTGAGCCAGGCCGCGATTTTGGGCTTCGAGTCGCTGCCTGAGGCGCGTGTCCCGACCGAAGAGAAAAAGCCGGAGGATCACCTGCCCACCGATCCTGACCGTCAGCAATGGCTGGTGGCCCGGGTCTACGCCAAAGCGCGGAAGTCGCAGCGCGAAACTCTGGATGCCCTGTGGAAGAAAGCGCCAGGCCGAATGCTGCCGATGCTGCGCTACTTCTCGAAAAAGGAATACTGCAACCAGTCCCTGGTCGATTCCGCACAAGCGGAGCTGGACGCCCTCGGAATTCTTAGAAAAGCGGACATTCCCGCTCTTCCCTGGCTCGACTCCGGTGAGCTCGCCCCGGTGGTAGTCGCACCTGCACCTAGTCCGAAAGAGCCTGCTGCCGGCGACGGCACGCTGCCACTCAACCGTGATCTGCTCAAACGTGCGCTGCGGCGACTTTTGGCGAAGCACGAGCCTAACTTCCACCTTCGTTTTGAAATCGACGCAAGGTTCATGGCGATCGCCGATGACAGCCTGTTTCATGCAGAAATGTGCAATAAATTTGGCCGCGAAGCTGTCGAAGGAGTGATCAATGGCAACCATTGAAACCACGATCGAAGCGACCATAAAGCACGTCAAACGCCTGATCCAGTACTACCAGATCGCCGACGAAGAATGGCCTCTCATGCAGAAAGAAAGCCCGAGTCTTTGGGCTGCCTTGGAGCACATCGAAGCCATGAAGCACGAAACTGTGGAAGACGCCCAGAAGCATTGCCGCAGGGCGATCATGAATTACGAGCGGATGTTTATGCGCCGCGCATCGCGGAGAGGAGTCAAAGGTGCAATTTGAAGAGGAAAGTTTCAGCGCTATCATGTTCCGAAGCTGCGTGCTTTTTGTGCTGCTACTGGTGCTCCTGATCGGAACGACCGGCAAGGCGGACCCAGAGTTCCTGACGGCAACGGAGCGGGATCTGATCGACCACACGGAATACCGTGGAACGCTTTTCGTGGAAACTGAGCAATTTTCCCGGTATCGCGACCCACGGGCGGCCACTACATTCGAGCGTGGCAAAGGCGAAGTGGTGTCGATAGCGAATCGCGGCAAGGCCCAGGCATACCTTGTTTCGCGCGAGTTGCTGTATGTGATCCAGCATCAAACATTTGATCCATTATCCCTTGCGGAGAAAAACACGAAATGAAAGACCAGCAAACCTTGTCAGTATATGAGAATTCGGACGTAATGCAGGAAGCCACTTTGGAAATGAAACCCTTTCGCTTTGAAGGACCACTCCTGCCGTGGAAGGAGCAGCGAGAAAAGCTGCTGGCTGCTTACCTTGAGCAGGTTCTTGCACAGGTAAACGGGAATATTTCCGAGGCAAGCCGGAGAATGAACATGAATCGAGCCTGTATTTATAAGCATCTCGACCGTCTCGGCATCAAACCCAAGAGGCGTGCCTCAAAGTTTCGCATCGTATCTGCTGATCCAATTGGGGAGGCCGAAGTTGCTGAATAGCACCATCAAAAAAGGCGACATAATTGAGATTAACGGTCGGCGCGGAGTCGTCTGTCACATGACTGTTCAGCGAGCCTGGGTCCTGCATGACGGCGATCACAAGGCCACCGGATACAGCAGATCGAAAATACAGCGTGCTTACATGCTGTATGGACTCCACGGCGGCGAGTTCGTGCGAGCATTCAACGATAATGCACAGGCAGAAGTTGTTTAACCCCAAATAATGGGAGCGTAGTGCTGATGGGAATGGTTCAGGTCGGTGGCGGGACGCGCCACTATCAAGTGCGGGACTGGCTGAGAGATCTTGGCGGACAATACGATGCAGCTCTTGGACAATGGATCCTGCCCGAGGAGAATGTTCCCGAGGCGATGCGGATCATCAACGATCGCAGCATTGGCCCGAAGCCAGCCTCGAGAGCGCCAGCTGCCATCCTTGCAGAGCCTGAGCCACTGTTCATCCCTATCGACGACAGAGATGAGGATGAGGGGTTTTCGCTGATGGCATCGATGCCGCCAGCTGCTTCGGCCCGTGCCGGCGCGGAAGCGAAGCTGAAAAAGCTGATCCCGCAGTTCGATCGTCTGCCATTCAAACCGACCGACGAGCAAATGGCGCTGATCAAAGCTTACGGCGAAACTCAGGGTGATTTGATCTCGGGCGCCGCGGCTGGATCGGGAAAGACCACCGAGCTGATACTTGTGGCGCTGGCCTATCCCTCGGAGCGTTTTCTATACCTCTGCTTCAACCGGAAGAACGCCGACGAAGCGAAGGGGAAATTCCCGCCGAACGTCCAGGTGATGACGGCGCATTCGATGGCATTCCGCTACCTCGGACTCAGCCGCCATCAGCACAAGCTGAACATGGGCAAGTACGATTTCAGCCGACTATTCAAGCAGATCTTCGACACTACGGGTGACCCTTTGATGGTCCCTGGTGTGAGCGACAAGCAATACGTCGATCTTCTCCGGGAGGCTGTGAAGTATTTCGAGTCATCGATGGATGAAAAGGTCGCGGTGAAGCCTGATGGCCGGATCGCAAAACTCGTGGCCGCGGCGTTCATCCTTTCGCAGAAGGGCGTGGATGGACTCAAGGCGGACGCTGAAAAGGTGGTCGCTCTCTATGAGGAAAAGCACCCGTCGATCAAGGACCGATACCCCGAGATGCTGGCAACCCTGGAGACCATCGAACGCGATCGCCGTCGGAATGTCCTTTCCACGATCCGCTCGGTTGATCCCACTGCGCTCAAGGTCCTGGTCGCCTACTATCAGTCGGAGCTTCTTTCTGAAAAACTTGGACGATTCCTGCTCCAGCTGCAGGAGCATGCCGATGCCTTCTTTGGCCTGCAGGCTGATCTTGACAGCACGGTGCCGTTCGAGCATTCGACCTATCTGAAGATGTATCAGCTGTCGCACCCTGAGATTCGCGGCTTCGACGCCATACTCTTCGATGAAGCGCAAGATGCGAATCCCGTGATTCTCGATATCGTGCAGCGCCAGAAGATGCGGAAGGTGTACGTCGGCGACCAGCATCAATCCATCTATGAGTTCACGGGCGCGGTCAATACGATCGAGACCCTGATCGAGCAGGGCATCCCGCTCCTGCCTTTGACCCAAAGTTTCCGTTTTGGCCAGAATGTGGCCGACCTCGCGAACCGCGTACTGGCTCTGAAATACCGCTACCAGAAATGGAAATTCAAGTCCGGCTCCATCCCGCTGCTTACTGGCATCGGTGGCGGCAAGGCCGAGGGTCCTCGTGCCATTCTCTGCCGCTCGAATGTCGGTGTTCTTCAGGAAGCCCTGGCCAATATACGTGCGGACATCTATTTCGCGGACTGCCTGCCGTACACATACCTTGCATCGATGCTCGACATTTACCGCCTTAAGATGGAACAGCCCATAACCAATCGCGAATCCCAGTATTTCGGGTTCGATTCGATCGGGGACCTCAAGCACGAGGCTGACCTGCGCGGCGACGTGGATACGATGCGGGCCATTTCGCTTCTTGAGAAGATGGGTGCCGAGAAATTCCGCGATGCTGTGGAAGCCCTCATGGAGATCGCGAAGGAAGCGCGGAAGACGGCAGCCATCCATATTCTGACAGCCCATAAGGCAAAGGGCCTGGAGTGGGCGAGCGTGAAGCTGAGCGATGACTTCGCATCGCGCCTTGTGGAGAAGGACGGGCGCCTTCGTAAGGAAGTCCCCGAGCAGGAGATCAACCTGCTATATGTTGCAGTTACCCGGGCAATGAACACCGTGTCGTTGCCTCCGGCTTTGGCCGATATTCTGGAAAAATTTTAACTGAGGAGATTGGTTGATGGGAAGTTCTGGCCACATTGGAGGAGGATTTTCTACGGAAGACGTTCAGGCGTTGGCTAGCCATGTCGCTGAATCCGTTGAGAAGCATGACCCAACGCCGCTGTATTCAGTGGACGAAGGAGTCGTGGAAAGAGCGAAGGAGATGGCGGCAGATTTCACAAGCCAGGTGAACGACCTGGTTGGCGGCAATTCTTAATCTTTAATCAGGAGTTGATGTATGGGTTATTTTGGCGTTGACACAGGGCCTCCTTCGGATACTGTGGTCAAAAAATTAGAGAAGCCTTTCCGTTATCCTACCACGATCAGTTCAAGTGACGGAAAAGTGCTGTTTAATATCAGCGCCAACGGCGAAGGGATGTCATCGGTTCTTGAAGTTGCCAAGTTGCTTGATGTGGAGCAATGGTCAGCGAAAACGATGGAATACGTTTTCGACGCTGATGGTCAGACATCCATGACAACGATCGACCTACCCGAAGTAGAGGTCACTTACGATTTTGATGAAGCGGCCCGCGAGCGGATTCGGAAAGAATTCAGCGGTTGCTTGAGTCTGTCGGACGCTTTCAGGTGCTGGACCCAACCGAGAGCAGAGCGATTGAAAGGCAGAACCATAAGCATTGAACAGTCGCAAAGCGCAATTTGGCACTCTCTTTTTCGTGTGGAGAAGTTATTTCAGATCAGAAGATTTCACTGGGTAGAACTGGCAGAACAATGCTGCTACATCGCCGAACTTGAAATGGCTGGTGCGGATGTGAAACCTCTGTATGCCAAGGTTCACCAAATCATCAGCATCTGGGAGGAATACCTGAAATGAGTGGAATCAGCGGAACAGGTGGTGGGCCTCCTTGCGACGATGACTTCGGCGGAATGGGAGGATCTGGCGGAAGCCCACCGTCCAAGACGGTTCCTACTGGAATCGGTGGCTCCGGTGGTGGACCCCCAACGGGCGACGATGACGAAGCTGAAGAAGACGAAGAATAACGAGAGGAACTAAGTATGCATCGGGATGTTTGCAAAAAATGCGGAAGCTGGCTGCTGGCGGCACAGCACACCTGCCCGCCTCACTACCTTTGTCGCGAGGAAGGCCGGGTGGATTGGTATCGGATCAGTCCGTCGCAGGCTTCGACAGCCGAAGACGCTGCGATTGCATATGCAGGCATCCTCGATGCTACTCCCCGCTCGCGGTTCATGGATCGCGTGATCGAGGTGCGGCGCTCGGATTCGGAGGAAATCACGCTATACTCGATCGCGCTCGACTTTCAGGTGACCTATATGATCGAACGTCTGGCATGACCAGGCGATCACAATAAGAGGAGAAACAGATGGTTCGTGAGTGTATGACGGCGGCTAAAGATGGTGGTATTGGCTCAAGTGGGTCGCCTCCCTCCCTTGGAATTATAGGCGGCGGCGGGCCGGTAAGTCGGAGCGGTAGTGGCCAACAAGCGCTTGGTACTGTTGTTGGCGGTGGACCAATGGGGGGTAGTGGCGGTGGTGGAGCCCCATTTTCTCTCGGTACTGTGGGTGGTGGCGGACCATCTTCCAAAACTGAGCTTTACTGATTGACTGGAAGTTGTCCTGAAGGGGAAGGGTTGGAGCCAGTTTCACCGACCGCGCATTCGCAGCCATAACCTTCAGGCGCTTCTGATAAGCAAAACGAATCCAAGACTTATGCTAAGAGCGGCTCGGAAAGCCGGTTATCAGTCGCTCGGGTTAGATCCCCTGGCACATCGAAATATCCGCAGCTGGATGAAAAAAGCAACTGAATGATCTGGGAGGGATGAAATTGGCAATGCAATCCGCTCGTGCAATACGCAGCTACAAGGCACCCGCTCGTGAGCGTGACGAATACACGCAGGAAGCGAAAGCCATGGGTTATCTCCCCTTTGTCCGGCTTTCGCCCATGGACGTTCTCACGCTCCGCGAGATTCACGGACGCTGGGTGTTCGACGAGCTTCTGATTCTCCTGAGAGACCCCAAGCGGATCCACCGGGAATGGGCCATAGCGTTCTGTCACGCTGCTGCGAAGATTCCCCGTGAGCAGCTGCGAAACCCTGAGACCCTTTACCGCCAGGTCACCCGGCATCCAGCGTTCCGCGATCGCCGGTCGGCACTGCGGGAGTTTCAGCGAGTCTATTTTGGGAGAATCTGGCAGAAGGCCAAGGACCCTTCGGCAAAATTTTCGACCGACTTTGAGAAGCGGGCCGTTCGCGCGGACTATGAGCTGGCACGGGCATTACTGGAAGCAAAAGCCGAGAAAAAGTGCAAGATGAAAGCGCAGCGATGCATTTCGATCTCGTCGAAACTGAAGACCGACAATGATAGATCAGTGAATCGGGCGAAGACAAAGAGGACGGTTATTCTGCGGAAAAAATCTTGATTGGAGGCTTGACGATGTCTCTTGCAGATCTGATCCAGCAATGGTTAAATGGGTCCACGAATCGCTCTGCAGCAGAGCTTTCGCGGCTGACGGGAGTTCCAAAGAACACCATCTCCGCGATACTGCTGGGGCGAAGGCCAGGCGTGGAAGTAGCCGCCAGACTAGGTAAGGTGCTTCCACGCGATCAAGTGGTTCCATTGATTCTGCGCGAGCAGCCCGAGATGGAAATCCTGATAGGATACACACCGGCCTCTTGAGCGTCCTCCAAGGCGCTCCTGTGCTCAGCCGAGCACGGACAAAATAATCAAAAACGGTTTGGAAAAGAAGGCTTTTGGCAAATTGCGCCACAAGACATGTGGCTCGTTATTTGCTTAACCGATATCAGCGGCAACAGCCGCGCACACTAAGTTTTAGGAGATTTTCATGGTTCGCAACACTCTCGCCCTCACTCTTGCATTCGCCGCAACTTCCGCCATGGCTGAGGGGCTGGTGATCAAGCCCAAGCTTACTCAAAGCCAGCTGAAGCTGGATGCCAAGAATGTTGGATATGAAGAGGATGCTGATGACGTCGACGGCAACAAGCTGACTGTTCCTGGCAAGGGTGCAGGTGTGGACCTCGAGTTCGCGTTGAGCGACCGCTCGCGCCTTGGTGTGGGCCTCTCCTATGCTGAGTTCGAGCGCTACAATACCAAGGCTTTCGACACGGCGCTTGGCGCGTATGCGGCATTCGATCTTATGAAGCAGGACAACTTCTCGCTTTACGGGAAAGGCGGCGTAAGTCTTCACCAATACGGCCAGGAAACCTTCAAGCCAGCATTGCTCGTAAATGCTGACCTGGGTGCTGGTGCATCGTTTGCAGTGGCAAGCAATGTTGATCTGGGTGCTGAGTATCTTTTCAGTAAAACACTGGTATCCGGAGACATGGCAGCCAAGGAAGACAGTGCTTACAAGGTTCGTGACGTGACGCAGGAACGCAGCGACTACTCGCTCTTTGTTGCCTATAAGTTCTAAGATTCTCCTTAAGGGAAGTAACTGATATCAACTCCTAGTGAAGAGAGAAGGCTTAACCGCTTTCTCTCTTTTTCTATTAAATGCCGGTAAATCCAGTTCCGTCTGTGCACTTTTTCAGGAGTTCCGTCTGTGCACTAAAAATGAAAGTGTTCGTCGAATTCTTTTGATTCATAAGAATAAATGATAGTATATTCTCCTTCGTAGCAGCTGGTCCCCAAACCGTGTCCCGCTGCAGAAGGACCTCCAGGGTTTTTGGATTGTTTCCTGGAGGTCCTCAAATCACTACATAAGGGTAATGAACATGAAACGATTGAAAGCAGGAAACGAGACCTCTCGAATAAAATATGTAGTGATACGCATCCCCGATTCCGGTCGGGGATGCAATTTCATCTGAGGATTTATGCTGCCTACCACGGTATCCGCCAGTAGCCGCATCGCTTTCCTCAGAGTGAGGACAGCATCATGCGCGAATTTGAAGTCACCATCTCTGAGATCGACGACATCACCAGTGTCGCATCTTCAAGCCACAAAGCTGCCGTTAAAACCCGGCTCCAGGAACTGGATCCAAAAGAACTCGTCGGGCATGAAACGCTCGAAATAGTGGTGCATGACGATTGCGGAATGAAGTCCGTATTCGAGGTATCGCTTGAGCCGTTGTTCAAATTCCGTTTGAGCAAGGTGGGCTGACATGCGTCCAGGCATTTACCCGGATCTGAGCATTGCCGCGTACCACGGCTCGCCAGGCGATTCCAAGACGAGCCTCACTTTGCTCGCGGAATCACCGCGAACCTATCGTCACGCGATGGCAGAGCGTAAGTATAAAGTGGCTGCGGTGAATTTAACCGCAGGCAAGGAAGAGGCTGATGCTGCGCCGACGAATCCGAACCGATCACTGCGCCTTGGCAATGCTCTACACGCGGCCATGGAAGGTACTTTCGAGCAGATCTACGCGGTCGGTCCTGCCGCGGCCCGAAACACCAAGCCCTGGAAGGAATTTGAAGCGCAGAACAGGAGCAGGATCTGCCTGAAGCCCGATGAAGCTGAGCCGGTGCTCGCCATGCGGGATGCGATCCGCGCCTACGCGCCTGCCCAGGAGATCCTAGATCAACCGGGCCGCTATGAAGTGTCTTTCTACTGGGAAGACCTGGTCACGGGCCTTCTCCTGAAGTGCAGGCCCGACTGGATATCCGCCGACCTTAAAACCGTGGTGGATTTCAAGACAGCGAAGGCCGTTTCGCATGAGAAGTTTCAAAAGTCGGCTTACGATCTGCACTATTTCGTATCGGCTGCGCTTACGCTCGATGGCATCTATCAAACGACCGGAATTAAACCCGATCGGTACATCTTTATCTGTGTCCACACCAAAGCTCCTCACCTTGTCGCCGCCTACGTCGCGACTGCCGAAGAAATCGAGCTAGGCCGCGATTTCGTGCGCTCAAACCTGAGCCTTCTGAAGACCTGCCTGGAAACAGACCAGTGGCCCGGACTGCCTGAAGAGATCCGGCCACTGGGCCTTCCCCGGTTTGTGAAGCGGGGCGAGCTCTCGCATGTGGGATCCGATGATGATGACCTGATCGAAGAACTGGAGAACGACTTCAATGACGCAATTGCAGCTGGTTAAGAATGATCTGGCGTATTGGACGCCCGAGAAGATTGATTTTTTACGCAAGCACTACGCTCCCGAAGCGACCCCGCAGGAATTCGAGCATTTCGTCGAAGTGGCGAAGTCGCGCGGCCTGCGTCCCGATGCCAAGCAGATCTATTTTATTAAGCTTGGCGGCAAAGCATCGGTTGTCCTCTCGATCGACGCCTATCGCCTGATTGCACAGCGCACGGGCCTCTATGCCGGGATCAGCCCGGTCCAGTATCTGATGGATGAAGCGAGCGGCAAGCCTATTAGCGCAACGATCACGGTCAAGAAGATCGTCCACGGGCATATCTGCGAATTCAGCGGGACCGCGCTCTATTCGGAGCATAATCGACCATCGAAGGATCCAAACAAGAAGACCCTCTGGGACACGATGCCGGCGACGATGCTGGAGAAGTGTGCGGAGGCAAAAGCCCTGCGCAAAGCCTTTCCCGAGGAATTGGCTGGCTACTACACCCGCGACGAAATGGAGGGTTCTGATGATGTCAAAGTCGTGGAGACTAGCCCGATCGTCCAGACTGATCGCCCGAAGGTTGCCGAGTGGATTAAGGGCAAGCTCGCGGAGGCTGGTGTTCCCGAATCGGACTGGGACCGGATTATTCATTCGCTCAAAGGTCTCACTAAGCCTGAGCTTCTGGCTGCAGTGAAGCGAATCGCTGAAAGCGGAGCTGCTTAATGCTTATAGCCATGGCGATCTTTCTCAGTATTCCGCTCCTGTTTTTTACAGCCGGTTTCTATATCGGCAGCACGCACACCAGGAAAAATTTCGGAAAGTGAGAGGGTTATGAAAGACTTTGCAAAGATGACACGCAAGCAGCTGGTGGCTGAATGCAGGCTGTTGGCTGATGAGCAGAAGGAGTACGAGAAGACGATCGCTGCTCTAAAAAAGTCTCTGGCTGAAGCGCAGCCACCAGTAAACGAAGAACTTCAAGTTACAAGGACCTGAATCATGACAGCCGCGAAAAAGTTGGACCTCCATATTAACAAGCTTGAATTTACTGTAGCTCCCGCTGGCAGCTGGACTCACGAGGAGCTGAGTGCGGAGGTCCGTCTAAGACTTTCCCGGCTGTTCCTCGGCCACGTGCCGTGTGAGCCAACCTTTGAGAGCAGCTGCCCGGACAAGGTCACAGGGGTGACGACGCTGAATCCGCCAATCTCGGTTCCGGTCGATGCGAAGAGTGAGCTGCATCCAGGGACACTGGAGTGGGCGATTGCCAAACTGAAAAAAGGTGAAAAGGTTCGCCGTGACTGGTGGCCTACGGGATGTTTTGCGATCAGTACAAGCAATCCAACATCGCTCTATTCGTCGCATAAACTGAATGTATCTGATTCAGTAGTTCGCCGTTTATGCACTGATACAAATTATCCTGTGATTGTTTTCGTCGATCATAACAGAAACGTCAGCGTCATGGGCACAGAGCTTTTTACATTGATTGACAACGATGACTGGGAAATCCTGAAATAAGAGGCAAGCCATGAGCAGCGTGAACAAGGTGATCCTGGTCGGCAGGGTCGGCAAAGCGATTGAGCTGAAGTATTCCCCGAGCGGGACTGCCTATGCACGTCTGTCTTTGGCCACGTCCGACCACTGGACTGATCAGCAGGGGCAGAAGCAGGAAAAGACCGAATGGCACAATGTCGTCATCTGGCAAAAGCAGGCCGAAAACACCGCGAAATATAGCGGAAAGGGGGCAATGCTTTACGTCGAAGGCCGCTTGCAGACCCGCTCCTGGGATGATCAGCAGACCGGGCAGAAACGCTACAGTACTGAGGTTGTGGCCGACGCCGTCCGCTTTCTGAGCCAGCCGCGGGATGAAAGCCCGCCACCGGAATCCAGGCCGAAGACTGGCAAACCCCTGAGCGTCCCGGATCAAATGGGTGACCAGGAAATGCCGAGCGATATTCCGTTTTGAAAGAAAAATCCGCCTGTATAGGTGCAGGCGGATCAAGCTTCACAGGTTGCGACAGGTGTTAACGTGCTGCTTAAGTTTACCATACCGATGGAACCTAGAGGAAAGAAGGAAGCGAGGCGCACGCGTTTTGGTGTGCACAAGCATCCCGAGACTCGTGCAGACATGCTGCTGATCGCCGCATCGGTGCGCGAGCAGTACGATGGTCCTCCCCTGGACTGCCCGCTGAGCCTTCTCATCCGAGCTTACCGGACGAGACCCAAAAGCAGGCCGCGCGACGAGTGGGCCGACACCAAGCCCGACGCTGACAACATTCACAAGCTGATCACCGATGCCCTGGAAGGGGTTCTTTGGGTGAACGACAGCCGGATCGTGGACACGAGGTGTATGAAGAAGTTTGCGCCCGAGGGTACACCTGGCTGGATTGAGATCGAGGTCAGCGATTCCTTGGAGATGGTTGGATGAGTGTTGCTTTTGGTACGGAACGCTGTACAGAAGCCCATTCGCAGATATGTCTTATGTGCGGGAGCAATGTTCCTGCACATAGTGCGCACCTTAAAAGATAAAAATAAGAAGCTTGGCAATAGTGAAAAGTCGATCAGAATTGCGTTGTATATGGTCAGCAAACGGTTGACAAGCCGTAAGCCTTGGAGATGAATTGAATGATAACTGATAAGAGCAATTCGCAGATTCAACACCATTTGAATTTTCGCTCAGTAGAGATTGAACGCGCAGGAGAGCGCATCAAAATTGGAATCCTGCTGATCGGCGACACAGAAGGAGTCACGGTTCAGCAAGCTGCAGACCTATTCGGTGTTAGCTATCAGAACATCTATAAGCACATGGCAAAGTACGCCATATGCTCTCAACCACTGGTTGAGAGCATCACCAATGATCTGAAATCATTGGGAGTTATTCCGTTGCGGACTAATCGCAACGTTCGATTCCTGTCCAAGTCGGCTCTAAAGGATCTGATGTGGGTAATTGGTACTGACTCGGCGAAAGCAGCTTACTATCAGCTATGGAACGATTCGGAACAGCTTCAAAAAATTATTCCAGAATTGCAATCAGAAAAGCTGAAAAACGCAGAGTTACTTGCATTGGCCGAAGCCGTTCAAAAACAGAACGAGGCTCTAGTCTCGGAAATTGGTGAACTCCAGGCCAAACTGAATGTCGCCACACATCACATCAGCCTTGGACGCAACAAAAAGGTGCCAGAGTTTTCGGTGCCGATCTATCGTCGGGAGCCTAACGATATCTTTCATAATCCGGTCTATTCGATCGAAGTGGTCAAAAAGCCCATTTCTCAGATGAGCAAGGCCGAACGTGGCAAATTTCGTCTCTATCACTGCAGCAAAACTATGGTTGGTCTGTCCGCGAAGATGGTGAAAGATCTGGCGGAATCCCGTGTAACGAACCTTGAAATCACCGAGCGGGCTGAGCAGCTTTGCGCCATGGCCAAGGCTCTTAACAGCGATATCACGCCACGCTCTCTATTGAATTAAAGGAATGTCCTCCATGCACGACCAAACCTGCACAAACCCGATATGCGCTGACACTGTACGAGACTACATGCAGGTTCTGGCGGAAAAGAACGCGCGTATTGAAGAACTTGAATGCAAAAACAACTCTCTTTCCCGAGATGCTCTCGAACTTGCCCAATCAATCGAACTTCTTCTGGGCATGTCCGACGATGCTAGGTTAGTCGAGAAAATGAAGCTGATAAGCGGCGCCATAGGTTCGACGATCAAGGAAAGAATTGCACTATATTCTCCCAAAATTCCGGCCATGGAGGCTGGATCTTCAATACAGCAGCGAAAGGAAAGCAGGGAATGGACTTGAACATGGACACTATCCAAAGCATGGCGATCGGAGCGTCGGGGGGTGTTCCTCTTACGATGCTCCTTCTCCACACGATAAAGAATATGAAGGAAAGCTTCGACAAATTGCAGAGCAGCTATGACAAGCTGCGCGAAGGATTCGATGCCTTCAAGGACCGCCTGGAGAAGATGTCCGAGCGGCTGCAAAAGGTCGAGGTTGTGCTCGAAGTCACGCACCAAAAGGAAATCAAGGGGATGCAGGAACGCCTGGGTCGCCTGGAAAAAGCAATATTTGAAAGGACGTTATGAAAAGCTTGATGGACGAAATTCAGGATGAATCCAGAGCCTACACGAATTTGACAATGGATGAGCTTTCCGAAGCAGAAACTGAGGAGCTGCACGAGCGGCTTTCGCGGCTCCTAAATCAATTGGAACGGAATGAGGATAACAAGCGCCTGATGGCGAGCGCATATGGGACTTTGATTAAGAAAATCAAGGCTGACATTCGAGCGATCAATCGGGCCATCCGGGACCGCTCGGGAAGCGAGAGCGCCTGGGAAGGAATTACAGTGGAAACAAGCCAACCAAAGCTGGACAGTGGTTTGTCGGCATAGGCTGGTTGTTCAATAAGGTTTTTTGAAATGACTGAAGTACAGGTTCGCAAAGACATCAAGGAGACATTGGAAGTGATTGATTTAGTAGTGGAAGTGGCGAAGTTGATCTATAAGGAGATTCAGGGAGACGGCCTGCAGCTGAGCGATGCTGCGAAGATTGTCCTCAATTCTGAGTTCCAGGTGAAGCTGGCCTCGGCGATTGCAGGCATTTCACAGGTGCCCGACGAATTCCAGGACCTTTCTACGGTCGAGGCATTCACGGTCGCGAAGAGGCTTCTGAGCGGTGCCGAAGAAGTTGTCCAGGTCATGAGAAAGGCAGCGTGACATGATCTTCAAGGACGCTGTGGAGTTCGTCCTTGACCAGGAGGGTGGCTTTTCCAGCCACCCGGCTGATCCAGGCGGTCTTACAAAATACGGGATTTCCCTCCGCTCCCACCCGGAGCTTGGAGAAGCTGGAATCCGCAATCTGACTCGCGAGCAGGCGATCGAGATCTACCGGGTAAAGTATTGGAAGCCCATGAAGCTGAGTCGCTTCACTCCAAGGCTGGCTCTCCCGATGTTCGACGCATCGGTCAATCACGGCCCGAAGAAGGCGGTGGAGCTGCTGCAGCGAGCGTTGAATACTCTCGGTGCAGGACTTGATGTTGACGGAATTGTTGGTCCGAATACAATCGCAGCATCCAAGAAATACTCGCCGCGTCGCGTTCTCAAAGCGTTTCTTGTAGAGAGATTAAAGCTTTACAAAAAGCAGGAAACATATGGTATATTTGGTCTTGGCTGGGAAACCAGACTGATCGATGTTGCAATATGTGCGTGAAAGGTTTGTCGCTTGAACAGTGATCTCAAGACAAAATTGCTTTCCAATGTCCTTATCAGTACCAAGCCGGAAGCCATTTCCATGGCTGGTGCTGCCAGGGACCAAATTGGGCGATTCATTTGGGCCTTGGTATCGGTTTTAGCATTCTGCGGGTTGGTACTTCTGAGCTTTGAGAAGATTAGAGCTATTTTTTGAGGTATTTCATGCACGTCGGCGAGCGTTTGAAACTCTTTCGGATAATGAACGGAGCTTCGCGGGAAGATCTGGCTAAGTGGTCCGGGTATTCGAGGACCTATATTGCCAACATCGAAGCAGGCCGGCGCGAGCCTGTCCCCTTTGCGCTTCGGGTCCTGCTCCAGAGCCTCGGCGTCTCCAATTGGGACGAAATTCTGGAATCGTTTGTACAGGAGAGAGCTGAGAAGCAGATCAGGACGCTCGTTGCATGCTGACTATCGAGATCGAGGAAAGCCCGGATCTTAAGGGACACTGGGGCCTGCAGCTGCAGCGCGAGGTGATCTCGAAAACTGTGTTTGCCCTGAACAAGACTGCGCGGAAAGCTGTTGAACAGGTGAAAGCCGACCTTCCCGAAAAGTTCACCCTGCGCGGCGGCTGGGTGGGCAAGGGGATTCGGTTCGACAGTGCCGATCGGGATTCCATGGAAGCCCGCGTTTACTCGCTGGACCGTTGGATGGTCAAGCAGGAAGAGGGTGAGACGTATAAGCCGGACGGCCATGTTGCAATTCCTTCGGCGGCCAGGCCATCGCCGAAGGCCAGGATACCGCGAAACCTACTGCCGAATGCCCTGCGCGGTCGAAGCGATGTGTTCAAGTTCGATTTCTCGAAGAAGGCTTCCTATAAGCCTTATCCGTTGGTGGGTATCTTCCAGCGGACCAATAATGGCAAGTTCTTCCGTGTCCTCTATCTGCTGAGAGACATCAAGAACACCAAACCGCTCTGGCATTTTTCAGAGAAGATCGACGATACGGTGGACGATTACTTCGACATTTACTTCAACGAGGACGATCCCGACGACTATGTGCGGGAAAAGCCCGGATCCTATTTCAGGAGTTGAGCCGAGATGCTAGAGAAGAAGAGATATGTCGACGTTCTCGCCAAAGCCTGGACTGAGGACTTTTTCTGGGGCACAGAGTTGCTGGAGCATATATTTGTGGGTGCTCTCTGTGAGGAGGTCTATGTCAATGCGGAAAAGAATCTCCTGAAGTTCGTTCTCGATAGCGGGGAAGTTTTCGCTGAAATCGAAGCTGGATGCTGCAGCACGAGCTGGGTTGAGCACATGGAAGGAGTGAATAATCTCCTGGGGCGGAAGATCCTATCCCTGGAAGAGCTGGATTTTCCTCCCAATGCCTTGAGCGATTATAAGGTCGAGAAAAAGTACGGCTTAAGGCTTGTGACTGATATTGGCGACTTCATCATGGATTATCGCAACCAGAGCAACGGCTGGTACGGCGCTTCTGTTAAGCTTCACAGCGAGCACTTGGAGGATGACTGGCGTCAGGTGCTGTCTGATTTTTGAATGGGGAATTGGACTTTGCTTGATTTTGAAGTTGTGCGCACCCTTATCTTAGTCTGGCTTTTGATCATCCTGGTTGAAGCTGTCAGGTATATTGTCAGGCTCCGACCGTAGATGAAAATCAAAAAGGGACCGCCTCGCGGCGATCCCTTGACTCGCAGCCTCTCCCAAGCTGCTTAGGACATTCTCCAGTGCGATCAAGCTAGTGTCAATGACATTAGTTGGTTCCGGTTAGTGTCCTGAGCTTTTTCAGGAGGCTGCTTGATGAAAATTGTTTTTGGGGATCTCATTCAAATTGGCCAGCATAGGCTCTTGTGCGGCGACAGCTCAGAACGGGCGATGCTCGCGCCGCTCTTCGGCGAGCAGCTGCCCACCCTCATGATTACGGATCCGCCTTACGGCGTGAATTTCAAGGTCAGGGACCGCAAGGAACCGTCGACCACGATTGCCAAGGGGAACACCCTGGAGGATCTTAGGATCCGAAATGACCACCGGGCATCATGGTCCCGGGCATTCTATCTCTCACAAGCCAAGATCGCCTATATCTGGCACGCCGCGACTGCCACTGATGTGGCTCTCCAGGCGGCACGCGACGGCGACTACGAGCCGCGGCAGCTCATCATCTGGGCAAAGAACCGCGCAGCGCTTTCCCGCTCTGCCTATCACTGGCAGCACGAAAGCTGTATCTACGGCGTTCGCTTCGGTGAAACCGCAAACTGGAAGGGAGACCGGAGGCAGACCACTGTCTGGCAGGCCGAGGTCCCCAAGCCTTCCGAAAGGATCCATCCCACGCAGAAGCCGATCGACCTTTATACGCGTCCGATTCTCAATCATACCGATGCCGGCGACGTCGTTTACGACCCCTTTGCAGGGTCTGGGGTGATCTTCGCGGCCGCACAGGAGACCGGACGGGTGGCGCTTGGTGTCGAGATCGAGCCCCATTTCTGCGGGAAGATTGTGGAGCGCATTGCTGAAAAATATCGGCTTAAAGCCAAGGTTCTCGGGAATGTTTTCGCTATCGGAGTGGGGGAATGATCAATGGCCTGGATCTCTTTAGCGGTTACGGAGGCATCTCAATCGCTCTCGCTCCCTGGGTCAGACCAGTGCTCTATTGTGAGATCGAGCGATATCCTCAGTCCGTCCTATTATCGCGAATGGCAGATAGCGATATTCCCTATGCTCCCATCTGGGACGATGTCCGATCCCTCGATGGCCGGCCCTGGCGGGGAGTTGTCGACATTATATACGGCGGCTTTCCATGTCAGGACATCAGCTGCGCAGGAGCTGGCGCGGGCCTGGCGGGAAAGCGCTCCGGTCTTTTTTTCGAGATCATGCGTCTCGCCGACGAAATCGAGCCGAGCTTCCTCTTCTTCGAGAATGTGCCAGCTATCAGAACCCGAGGCCTGGACCGCGTTCTCACAGAACTTGCCAGCCGAGGGTATGATTGCAGGTGGCGTATGCTATCGGCTCAAGAAGTCGGTGCGCCGCACATCCGAAACCGATGGTTCCTGCTTGCTGCCCACGCCAATGGCCGCGCATTCAGGGAGCAACCGATCGTCCGGGCAGTCGGCAACGCGGCGTCCATCGCTACACCAGATGGCGAGGCACAACCTCTGGCCGACGCCGGTTACACGGGACTATCGGAAGCCTGGCCACTCGGGTCAGAATCGCAACACACCGCCTTTGAGCGATTCGGTGGGTGGGCTTCTGAATGTGGAATTCGTCGAGTGGCTCATGGGTGTGCCCACCGGATGGACCGCTTTAAAGCCTTGGGCAACGGCGTGGTACCGGCCCAGGTCCGCGAGGCGTTCCGCAGCCTGATGTGGGGCGAAAAAGTCTGATCAATATAGCGGCGCTATTCGCCGCTATTCCTCGCTATTTTCCTATAAAATTCACCTTTACAAAGTTAACGCGTTAACTTAGAAATGTATTTGTGTTCAGGAAATACCTGGACGGGCATGTGAGTAGCAAGTCTCACGCGGACCCTAATGGGCGGGGGAATCCGTTCTTTTTCTTTTGTGGCGCTCGGACCGCCACGGTTTTCCCTTATTTTTGAGCATTCAACCGCATCGGGTCTTTACTCAGATGGCTGATGCCGTCTCAGCGGCATAGATTAGTAGCTCATGGTCAGGTCCCTCCTCTCAATTACTGATATAATTCTAACCTAACGCGTTAACTTTGAAAAGATTAAATTAGTTAACATTATCTCAACAAAAACAGGTTTAAACCAATTTACAAAGTTAACGCGTTAACTTATAAATGTTGATGTCGGGCAAGCAAGCCCTACCCACTAACAAAATGGAGTTTTTTTATGGACCGCGTACTTTTGATTGATGGATTCTGGGGTACCAACTTACCAGCAACATTCTTTGATATTTTCGACCTGCCCAGCTGGGGCCTTGATACGAATGATTACTTGGCGCTTCGAGATGCAGATACGCCCGACTATTGGGAAGCCTGGGACGAAGTGATGCAGCACGCAGTGTATATTGACAAGAATGGTGTCAGATGGCGTCTTGAGCAGGACGGCGATCTCTTCGCTGTAGCTTTGCACTAAACGGAGGAATTATGCGGGTCTGTATAGCAAACCGGGAAGCCGCAAACCTTGGCTTTATGCTCGATAGATGGATTGTTTTGCCCACAACCAGCACAGAGTTGGCCCGAGCAATGAAAGAGATTCGAGCCAAAAGCACGGGCGAAGTTGTGCTAAGCATGTGGGACGATGACGATACGGGACTGGTCCACGAAGATTGCGATATTTTCACTTTGAATGAACAGGTCCGCATTCTGAAGGGCTTCTCGGACTTTGATACAGCAAGACTTTTCTACCTGATACAGCACAAAAAATGCACGCTATCCTCGGCTCTGGAACTGTTTGATAGCGTGGTCTACTACGAGGGAATGGGTCTCACGGAAGTGGCGATTCTTTACCTTGCGAGCGGGGTTATGGGAGAGTTTAACGCGTACTTGGCTGATTACATTGATGCCGACGCCTATGGATTCTACCTGAAAAGTCTTGGATATCTTGAAACAGATGATGGTGTTTTCTACTACCCATGAGGTCAATCATGACGACAGTATACGAGAGAAATTTCAAACGATTTGCCAATATTCTTGGTATTCGGAATTATGAACAGATCAAGTCATACACGCGTCTGGAATCTTCTGGCTATATGCCTTTGAGCGTCGAAGCCATCGAACGAGGAAACGGTCGAATTCTTGTTGCAATGGCTCATTGGTACAGTTGCAACGGGGATCTGATGGTAGACCCGGAAATGATTTTGGAAGTAAAAGACGGGACGATTGAAGCGCTTTCCATTCAGCACGCAGGCATGCACGCGATTCCGGTATACACAGAAGACCGCAAAAGCTTCTGGCCACGCAGGCAGAAAGAGCAGAATGCTTTCCTTACAACTTGGCTGCAGAACATTGCTGCTCAGGGTTTCGTTAAAATGGAGGAGCACGCCTATGCTGACCTATGAAACTCTGCTTAGCTATTGCAAGCGCGTGCCTATGTCCAAACGGTGGGAAGTTTGCAATTCGATTTGTAGCAGGCTGTCCGTGCGTGAAGTTCTGCAGATATGTTTGGAGCGGCAAGACATCATAACCGACGATTCCCTGGATGAATGCGAAGAGCCATTCATGGACGTGGTTGACCTGCGGGACCATCTCCGGTCTCGCTTGCGCGAGGTAGTGGTCAGAGAAGCACGGAAAACCATCAACTAAAATAAAGGGAAGGGGAAGCAATTCCCCTTTACAAAGTTAACGCGTTAATTTAGAACTATTCTTAGGAAGGGAGGGAAAAGCCGGAAATTTTGAGTACATATGTCGCATCGAAGCGGCAAGTCACAATCTGAGTGAAGGCCAAACGGGCTGAAGTCTCAAATTTCAGGGCAAACCGTGGGAGTCCAAGAGCAGGGCATAAAAAAGAACGGATTCCCCCGCCCATCAGGGTCCGCGTGAGGCTTGCTACTCACATGCCCGTCCAGGTATTTCCTGAACACAAATACATTTCTAAGTTAACGCGTTAACTTTGTAAAGTGATTAAGATTGAAGTGACGATATTTTCGAGGCGTGAGAAATAAAAAAGGCCGCTCATAAAGCGGCCCCACATAACAAAATGTGGGGAAAGCCTATCTTAAGGGATTGTTGAGGTCAAGATGCTGATTGGAAGATTGTCGAAAGATCGGCCCAGAGAGGGCAGCGGTGGTCGTCCCTACGGGGAATGGGTTGGGGATCTGGAAAGCTACGCATACAAGCAAGGTGGCTGGTCCCTGACTGAAATTGCCGAGAAAACGGGCCTGAGCAAAGTGGCTGTTAGCAAGGCTCTCAATCGCCTGATTGAGCCAGAAAGGCGAAAAGTTGGTCGCAACTATGAGAGTTTCTATCCCACAAAAGAGCTGAACACAGTGGGGCGTTGGTGGAATGCAGGGATGATTTACTTTGAAGAATGAAAGGATTTTTAAGTGGCTGAGTTCCCATATCCGCACATGGACGAGAGGCTATCGAAGCATAAAATCGTGGAAAGCGAGCGTGGCACGCTCACTGGATATTTCAAAGTCCGGCACCCGGACGAATCGTTTTATTGGTTCCAGGTTTCCTACGCCCCAGGTGTTGTGACTCTATCAGGTGATGTTGGCTGTCTGATGTTCTATCACAGAAATCTAAAATGGCTTCTTGAGAGTATCGACTCGCTGGGCTACCTCATGCAGTCCGTGCCTCAGCAGTTTGAGGTCAAGGAGCGATCCCGACGTGAAGCTTGCAAGTGGCTGGAAGAATCGATCAAGTCAGAGAAGGAAAGGCCCAAGTATGGTCTGAAATCCAGGCCCAGCATGGTGCGTCTTCTGACAGATGCCAAGAAGGAGCTTCTGGTGTCCGACGCTGACAGACTCTCGGAAGCCGAGTATGACAGTCTTCTGGAGTCGACCAGAGATTATTGGGTGGATGATCCACCAAGTCTTGACGACTTCACGATGCAGACGTATTGGCAGCTTGCCGCGTTACGGTGTTTTGAGAGGCTTTATCGCCAGGAGGTAGAGCGTGAAACAAAGCGTGATTGCTGAGTACAGCGATCTTAAGAAAACTCAGATTACATGGATCAACTCGAACGGTACACGTTCGCTTGCAGATCTTTGCTATCGGACCAAGCCAATTTCGAGGAACGCCAGCGAAATAATGTGCGTGGTAACTGAGAGATCTGATAACCCAGGGATGTCGATAACAAATGCAGCCGAGCAGGTTCTCGATGCTGTTTGCTCAAGATTCGCCGCATCTGATCGCATTTTGGTTACAGAGCGGTACGATAGCCGATCGTACTTGGGTCAGGTATCCAGCAATGAGACGATGCCTCGATATGCCCAGCTTGCCAGACCAAACATGAATACAGGCGTCCAATTCAAGCCAGTTCCGCTGGAGATCGCCGAGTTTCTGACCGAGCATTGGAACGACAAAAGCGAATAGGAAGGGACGTCATGGTTGAGCTTGTGCATGTGACTTTGGAAGCATCAAGCATTTCAGCGATTGATGGAGAAATAGTCCGCTGTGAACTTGAGCTGGAAAGAATCGAGTTTGAGCGTTCAAGACTCAAAAGCGTTATATCGGATCTTGAGCACAAAAAGCTTATGCAGCTGGAGCTTTCGGGATATCAATGAGGCACTCATACAGACTTGAAATGAACAGGGATGGGACCTTTCAGCTGAGTCGTGTGACCGAGAGAGACCCCGAGCAAGGATGGATGGAGACTGGCACGAAGACATTCGCGACAGCTGATGAGGCACGCGATTATCTTCCGAAAGACAAGGGTCTTGTCAGGTCATGGCCGCCAGCCTACGGCATGTCGAACGTCATCGAATACTGGGATGAGCCAAGGTAGGGTCGGTAGGTGGTTGCAAAGCAGTATATATACTGCTTTGCCTACGGGCTAATAAGCCGCAAATCACGCTGTATATATACAGCGTGATGGTGGTGCTGAGGGGATGCTGTAAGCAAGCTCTTGCCAGATCAAAAGTTCGATGCTCTAATATTAATCGCACCGCTGCGAGTCGCATAAAGCGATGTTTTGGCGGCTTTAGTTTGTTTTAACGAAGTAAGGCGAAAGCGTGCAGTCGTTGATAGTGTAAGCGTTAGCAGGCATGTTGCCGCTTAAAGCTTGCTTGTTCGTTTTTGTGTGGAGTGTGTTAGTTGAATCCTTTGGCTCTTAAGCGTTTTAGGGACCGTAAGACTGAAAAGCCTTATACAGCAAGATGTGTAGCGTTTTGGGTCCTTCAAAGCCGCATGGGGCCGATGGTTGACGATCAACCGCCCTCTTTTTTGCAATAATGGCGTATGGCCTAACCTAACTTGACGAATTGCCACCAACGACGCGAATAGCGCGAATTTGGCCTTAACTGGCACCCCTGGACTTCTACAGCCTGAGCGAATGACACGATTAACCCCGCAATCAGTCATCGTTCAACCGTAGGGTCGATTGTGAAAAAAACCGCGACTGTCTCCGAACTCGCCGAAATACTCGGCGTTACACGGTCTGCAATCAGTCAGGCCGTTACTTCCGGACGGCTTTCCAAGTCCGTTGTCCGAAAAAATCCGAAACACAGATTGTTTGAAATTCATGGCGCAATCCTTGAATGGGAAAACGGGCGTGACAACTCACAAGTTCGCACGGGAGCAGCCAATCCCATCGGCGTGAGTGCGTTTCCATCGGTCGCGGAAAGTCGCCAGACCTTTGAATACTACCAGGCGATCAACGAACAGCTGGCTGCACTGCGGGGTGCGGGAAAGGTTGTCGATATTGGGCTCGCGCAGAGTGAAGTTTTCATGGCTGCCCGAATTTTCCGCGATCGGCTCATGGAACTCCCCGAGAAAATGCGCTTCACTTTCCTCTCTTTCGGTCTCGACGAGGCCGATGTCACTGCCATCATTAAGCTCCTCCAGGAGCAGCATACCCAGCTGCTGTTGACGCTTTCGGAAATGGACATAAGCGGGATCAAAGAGAATCTGTCGGACGCTGTGCAGCTGATTGCCGATGATTTGCCTGGAGTGGACGATGCTGAAGCATAAAAAAATCCCGCTCGACAAGGCGCTTGGTAGAATTATGCCTTTCCTGCAGGCAGGGCTCAAACCAACGCCGCGAGTCGGAATCAAGGAATACTGCGAAAAAAATCTCATTTTGCCCGAGGATACACCGCGTCCGGGTCCCATCAGTTTTGAAGATACGTGGTACATGGTCGATATCCTGCGCGACCTCGAGGACGACAGCGGAGTCGAGGAAGTCCGCATTCGGAAAGGCCGACAGCTGGGTCTAACTGTGCTTTCAACGGCCTGGATGCTATGGGGTGCTGCGGTATCGCCTGGGCCAGCCATGGTCGTTTTCCCAACGCGTGACTCGAAGCAAAAGTTCAGTAAGCAGAAGCTAGCCCCAATCCTGCGGCGCTGCAAGGATTTGCTCGGCAAGATCGGAGAAGCCAGGCAGAAGGAAAAGGACACTCTGGACATCAAGACTTTTCCCGGAGGGTTTATCAATATCGCCTCCGCGAAGTCCAGCTCCGAGCTGCGTTCGCAGTCCGTTCGCCGGCTGGTGCTGGATGAGCAGTCCGCATATGACACCGATTGCCAGGGCGAGGGCGATCCCTCGGCCATCGCTCTCGGATGTACCAGCACCTTTCAGAAAAACCGAAAAATTCTGCGCCTGAGCACGCCCACAATCAAGGGTGTCTGCCCCATTACGCGGGACGTCGAAGATACCCAGCAGCTGAAGTATCACGTCCCCTGCAGAGGCTGCGGGGAATTCGTACTCATTGAGTGGGAGCATATGCGTGGCCCCAAAGAAACTGAGAGCGGTGAATGTGAATGGCACGCGCCTTGCTGTGGGCACTCGCACCGAAACGTGGACAAGGTATGGCTGATTCGCAACGGGAAGTGGATTGCGACCGCAGAGGATAAATCGGGCGGACGTGTCAAAGGCTATATTCTGAGCGCGCTGTACGCGGCGCCGCAGTTCTTTTCCTGGGACGATGCCTGGAACCAGTGGGAAGAGTCACAGAAGGATATTCAGAAGAAAAAGGCTTTCATGAACAACGTCCTGGCCGAAGCCTGGGAGGATCCTGCTGATACGATCGACATCAAGGGGGTCGAAAAGCTTCTGGATGATTCCCCCGCAGACGCTCTGAATCCTGGCATTTTCCTGATTACTGCTGGCATCGATGTCCACCCTGCCCACATCGACTTTGTCATTCGTGGGTGGGGCCGCGGCCAGGAAAACTGGGTACTCGACTATGGAGTTGTCAGTGGTGACGCGAACCAGCGATCGACCTGGGACCGCGTCATGCAACGTCTCAATCGACGCTGGCATCATCCGCTGGGCTTTGAGCTTGAAGTCGTAGCAGCTGCATTTGACACTGGCGGGCATAACACGCAGGCCGTCCATGACTACGTCGGCCCGCTCTTTCATCGGAATTTCATCTGTATCAAGGGCATGCCTGGCGATGCCACGCCGGTCATCGGGCGCCAGACTCTCAATAACGAATTTGGCGTGAAGGTGTTCCCGGTCGGCTCCAACACCACCAAGTCCCGGACATTCTCGGGGCTCGCTCAGAGTGTGGCTCTCGTGAAACAGTTCGAGGATGGAAAGGTGGAATCCCCGTATGGGCCTGGGTTCTGTCACTTTCCCAAATGGCTTTGGGATGACAAGGAAACCCGGCATTTCTTCTATCAGCTCATCGCGCCGAAGGCTCGTCACAAGGCCGTCAACGGGGAGTGGAGGACAGTCTACGAGACCACGCAGGGTACGCCCGATCACGCGTTCGACTGCTACCGCTACGCGCTTGCCGCATTCTACTGGCTCGGAACAGACATCGATCAACTTGCAGACTATTTGGAAAAGGAGTCGAGACGTGCCAACGCTTGAGCAGCAGCTTGAATCAGTACAACGGGCCATTATGGCAATCGAGTCTGGCGGCCAGGAGGTCGATATTGAGGTGAACCAGAACCGTCGTCGCGTGACGCGGGCGGATCTGCGGGAGCTGTATCGCCGTGAAAATCAGCTGAAAACTGCGATTCGTCGCCAGAATGGGGGAGGGATAATTCATGCGATTCCAACTTGATCTCAAGGAACAGTCGGTCTGGTCAAGGTTTAAGGCTGTTTTCACAGGGACGATGCGCGTGGACTCACCCTATCGATCGACTTCTCCAGAGAACCGTGCGACCCAGGAGTGGTTCCCGTCTTCGACTTCAGCCGATGACGCGCTGCTATCATCGCTTGGAACTCTGCGCGATCAATCGAGGGATCTCGACCGCAACGAGAGTCTGGCCAGGGGTGCCATCGAAAACTTCGTGACAAACGTCGTCGCGGACGGATTACGTCCGCAGGCGCGGATCGATCACGAGCTGATCGGCATCCCGGAGGCGACTGCCAGGGATTTCGAGCGACGGGCTGAGAAAATTTTCGAGCTTCACATGCAGCGCGATCACGCGGATTTTCATGGGAGATGTTCTTTCGCGGCCCTACAGGCGCAGGTCTTCCGCTCGGTGCTGCTGGATGGCGACTGCGTGGTCGTTCGGCGATATCGTGACCGTCCGCTGGGAATCCTTCCGACCAGCCTGCAGGTGGTGGACGGCTCGCGGCTCATGGATCCAACCATCATGACAGATCTAAGCACCGATATACGCCAAGGGGTGGAACTCGACAGTACCGGGATGCCGGTCGCTTATCATCTGGCGAAAGCTGACAGCAGCTTTTTGCTGGGCACAGATACGGTGCGGGCGCCCCGTTTCGATGAAGAAGGCGTTCAGGCGGTCCTGCATGTGTTCATTCAGAGGCTGCCCGGGCAGACCAGAGGTGAGCCGCTGCTTGCGCCCGTGGTGGCGAAATTCAAGCAGATCAGCCGCTACACTGAGGCCGAGATCATGGCCGCGGTTATCAGTGCATTCTACGCCACATTCATCACATCTGAGACCGGCGATATCATCGGACGGCAGAACCAGGCGCTGCCGGAAAGCATGCGCCCAGAACAGAGGCGTGAGACGGTCAAATTTGGGCCTGGAATGCTCGTTCCACTTCTGCCAGGGGAAAAGATATCGTCGCCTGCTCCCGGGCGTCCAAACAGCAATTTTGAGGCTTTCTTCACAGCTATTGCCAATCAAATCGGCATAGGCGTTGGGCTGCCACCGGAAGTACTGGCGCAGAGATTTCAGTCGTCCTATTCGGCTGCTCGTGGTGCCTTGCTCGAAGCGTGGAAGGCTTTCAAAATCAAGCGCGCTTGGTTCAGCAGTGGTTTCTGCCAGCCGGTGTGGGAATGGGTTATCACCGACGCGATTCGGGACGGGCTGCTGGAAGCGCCGGGATTCTTCGACGATCCCCTTAAGCGGCAGGCATATCTTCAAACATCATGGACAGGAACTGAAATGGAATCGATTGATCCGCTCAAAGAAGCCAAGGCGAACCAGGTGGAAGTGGAAGCGGGCCTGCGTACCCGGCGCTCGATTATCGAGAGCCAGGGCCGGGACTATGACAAGCACAAAAGGGAGTATGAAGAGGAAGAAACATTCTTCGCAAACAATATAAACCCTGGCGATAAAAGTCGAGAAAATTAGGAAAGAAGACCGAATCATTCGCTGGCTCTTTTGTACTCGCAGACAGTTGTGAACGAAGGGCCGGTTCCATTTGTAGAGCGATCGTTCAGCTTGGATTTCATAGTGAGAGTCCTCTATGTCTTGAAATCAATATTTCTACGGGTTGAAACAGGTGTGGTGAATGACGTCTTTAAGGAACGTCAAAAAAATAATATCTGAGGCAAAAACGCGGTTAAGATTTGCCTGATATTGGTTTTGATGTCTCCAATTTGTATTTATTGCTGGATGATCTCGATTCAGAGATCGCTCTTTGCAATGTTTGGATGAGGATCGGTGGAGAAACCGGCTTTTTTAGTACAGAATGTATGTTTGAGAGGGAAACTTGGAAATTGCCGATATCCGCCCCAGTGTAAATCACAATCGGGATGCCGGGTTGGCTTTCAGCGACGCTATTTGCGAAACTTAGTCCGCTCATTCCTGGCATTATGAGGTCTGTCAGCACAGCATCGACTTTTATACCTTTCAAGATTTCAATGGCCGATTCAGCATTACATACTTTCATGGTGTCGAATCCAAAAGATGCCAGTAGTTCTCCAATGGTTTCCAGTATGTGAATATCATCGTCTACGAATAGAATTTTGTGACTAGTCATAAAAATCTTCTCCAAAAATGTGAAATTTTTTTCAATCAATAGTCAGCAATAACTATTTTCAGCAGATTTGTTCATTGAACATACCAGATTTCACTTTTGCAAAATAGGAATATATAGCTTGTTTTTTCTGCTTATGACGAAGCAGTGCGGATTTCTTTCGCGGGCGATCTCACTTGCCAGTCCATCCAACTGAAATATTGCCAAGTGTTAGTCCCTGCTCGAATCGCCACTGATACAATCTCAACCCTTTGTCAGAACAATAAATTAATGATACTGTAGGTTTACAAAAACAATTCAAGGCGAAGGCTTTTTTTTCCGACTGCCTGATACAGAAAGGCCTATCTGGAGGAAATACATGAATTTTGATGATGCGATCAATGCTCACGCTGCCTGGAAAATGAAGCTCTCAAGTTACATCAGAAATCCAGACAACTCATTAGATCCCGATGTGGTATGCAAAGACGATCAATGTGTACTGGGAAAATGGATCCATGGAGAAGGTGCATCATACTCAGCAAACAACGAGTATGGAATGCTTAAAGCTGCTCATGCCTCGTTCCATAAAGAAGCTGCGGACATCATTCGTAGGGCAAAAAAAGGAGAAAAGGTAACTGATGAAATTTCTTTGGGAGCTAAAAGTAAGTTTGCTGAATATTCGAATCAGATAGTCACGCATATCAGAACCCTCAGGACCAAAGTAAAAGCCGCCTGAGTCATACTAAACTGTGGGGCAGTGATTGGACTTGTCTGCGAGTCTATTAAAATCTAGCCCATGCTCTCGATGTATCTTTGAAGGCTTTGGTTTTTTTAGATCGCACGTCATTTTTTCGTTTGATTTTGCGAATAATATACAACAATTTTTAAACCGCAAGAAAATTCCGACATTGACCTTGTTTCTGGCCAGAAACAGCGGAAAGCTTCACTATTGAAAAATTCGTAGCTACGATTGCCTCGTGTTAACTGCGGGGTTAATCGTGTCATTCGCCTTAAATGCCATCCTGAATACTCAATGGGCCATCACTGAAGAGGCCCTGCGCGAGATGATTCAAATCGTCGAACGGCAATCCATGGACGACATCTCAGCCTTGGAGAAGATCCGAGGAACCAGGATGAAATCAGCCGAGCGAGCTACAATCCGGGGCGGGGTGGGAATCATCCCGGTCCGTGGTCCTCTATTCAAACGCGCAAATCTCATGACCGAGATTTGTGGCGCTACTTCCTATGAAATGCTCCGACGTGATCTCCACGAGATGGTCTCATCGCCCGACGTAAAAGCGATCGTGCTCGATGTCGACAGCCCGGGTGGCGATGCCAACGGCTGCTCGGAGCTTTCGGACGCCATCCATGAAGCGCGCGGCCAAAAGCCAATCGTTTCCTATGTGGGCGGCACGGGTGCGTCTGCAGCATATTGGATCGCAAGCGCCTCGGATCGCATCTATGCCTCCGACTCAGCGATCCTTGGAAGCATTGGGGTGCAGTCCGCTGTCCGCACGGATAAAGAGCCGGGTGTGATCACTTTCCGTTCCAGCCAATCACCGAACAAGAACCCGGCACCAGACTCCGACGAAGGAAAAAAAGAGATTCAATCCGTGATCGACGGGCTGGCCGAGGTCTTTGTCTCGAAAGTCGCACGGAATCGGGGAATCAGCCCAGCTGAAGTACTTGCGAAATTTGGACAGGGCGCGGTGTTTGTGGGCAAGGCTGCCCAGGAGCGGGGCATAATCGACGAAGTATCGACGCTTGAAAACGTAATTTCAAAATATGGAGCCATGAAAGTGGAGAACGAAGCAATTACAGCGGAGCTTATTGCCGGGAAATACCCGGATGTGGCCGCACATTTCATGAAACTGGGTGCAGAGCAGGCTCAAAAGTCTGCACTTGTCGAAAAAAAGCGAGTGGAATCGATCCGAAAGCTCGCAGAAGGCAAAGTGTCGGAGGAATTCTGCACTCAGCTCATCGAGTCTGGGGCAGATATCAAGGAAGCGGCTCTTCAAATCCTTATCGAGGAAAAGACCAATCCACCCAAGACCAAGGAAGATCCGAGAAAGGCGTTTGATAAGACATTCGCTGGCCTCGATGTTCCTCCAAAGGAGGATGCGAAGGGTCTCGATGCCGAGCAGGATGCAATCCTCGCTATCGCGGAAAAAGTCGACGGCATCAAGGTTCGGAGGACAGCATGATTGATCCATCCTATCGCAATGTCGCCACCTATGAGCCGGATTTTCTGCCTCGTGGCGGTTTCCCCGTTTATCGTGGATCCGTGGTGCTCGAATCCGGTCAAAATCTGAAACGTGGCTCCATCCTGGGTCGTAAGACTGCCAATGGAAAATTCGTTCTTTGCTCGAAGACTGTAGCTGACGGTACCACGGCAGTCGCTGATGGCAGCGAAAAGCCTGTCTGTGTCCTGCAGATTGATGTGGATGCAACGGACAGCGATAAATTTGCGCCGGTTTTCCGTACAGGTGCCTTCCTTGGCATCGCGCTGAAGGTCGGCAAGGGATATACGGTCGACGGTCTTTATGAGGACCTCGCCCAGCGCATGATTTTTGTTGAGAAAGGCGAGGACTGAAAATGGCTGATTTACCGATCTATGGCATATACTACCTCAACCGGCTGATCCGAAGAATCGTGCCGCGGCCTCAGTTCTTTCTCGATACCTTTTTCCCGACAGTGGTCGAATCGGAAAAAGAGGAAATCTATTTTGACGAAGTTCCTGGGCAGAAGGTCGGCATCGCGCCGTTCGTCCATCCCCTGGTCGAAGCGCCGATGTTCCGCGAGCAAGGCTATCGGACCAATTCGTTAAAACCAGCCTACATCAAGGAAAAGGCCGGGATCACTCCCGATCGCGGCTTTGTCAGGATGGCCGGGGAAGACTTCGGTGGCGAGCTCACCCCAATCCAAAGATCCCAGCTGCTGCTGGCCCGCGATACGACAAGGCTTCAGCAACGCTGGCGGAACCGGCTGGAATTGATGGCCGCCGAAGTAGTGAAAACAGGCAAGCTCACGATCAAGGGCGAGGGCATCGATGCCATTGTAAACTATGAGCGGGCTGCTTCACTTACCAAACGCCTGACAGGCGACAAAGCCTGGACGAACAAGACCCTCAACATGCGCCAGTTCTTTGAAGGCATTGCCCGGGAAATGGCTGATCTCAACCTAACGCAGCAACGCCCAACCGATGTCATCATGCATCCAAGCGCCTATGACCTCTATGAGGACAATGAGCAGGTGCAGAAGTACCTGAGCACGCAGCTGCGCGGCGTGGATATGGAACTCAACGTCACTCCTGGTACGATTTCCTTCGACAATCTGGTCTATAAAGGCCGGTTCGGGAACATGCGCCTTTGGACCTACGAAGGTAAGTCGGACGATGGCAGATACTATATCGACACCAACCAGGCGCTCTTTTTCTGCCGCGACATCCAAGGCGTTCAGTTCTACGGAGCAATCAGAGACCTGAGTGCGGGTCTTAGAGCACAGCGGGTTTTCCTGAAGTCCTGGGAAGTCGAGGAGCCATCACAGCGCCTGGTACTCTTGCAATCGGCACCGATCCTGGCGACGTTCGATCCAAACACGGCGTGTCTTGTAACCGTTGCCTAATCATGGAGCCCCCGATGATCGAGGAATTTGAAGAAGTTTTTTCGTACCCGGGGGGCACGCTATCAGGAATTTTTACAGAGTTCGATTTCGATGAGAAGGCCGGAGAGCCCGGCGTGATCTCAAGGGTAGCGCGCCTCCTGATCGATAGCGGCTCAGTTGACTATGTTAAATTTATGGCCGTGAATTTAACACAAAGAAAGCTCGTTAGGCTCGCCACGGGCGACTCTTATGAAGTGAAAAACCCGCGTCTTTCTGGGGTCGGTATCACTGAGCTGGATCTGCATCTTGCCAAGGGCACTGGTTTCGAGAGGAGATTCTAGGTGCTCCTTGAAATCCGCGCAGCGTTTGCGAAATGCCTGAGCGAAGCCATGCCGGGCTTCAATCGGTTCTTTGCCAGGGTAACGAAAGTCAATAAGGACGAGCTGCCATTTGTGAACCTCTATTTTCATAGGGATCACCTGGTTGAAAAGCTTCGATATCACGAAAATCGCGAGGTTCGCTTTGAAGTCGATGCAGTCATGTATGTGGGAGAGGATGCAGAGGCAGACCTTCAAAAGATACGAAGTGCCGTCGAGCGATCCATCGAGTCGAGTGAAACGCTGGAGAATCTCGTCGATGAGTGGCGGCTTGAATATATCGACTTTGGGCACGAAATGATTGGCGAGCAGCGCATAGGAGCATTGTCGATGACCTACTGCGTTTTCTACCAAAAGCCCATGGTCATGCCGCCAGAGTTTTCCCCAAACGAAGTGGAAGTGAAGGAATAAGCGAATGTCGATCGAGAACCTGGAAATTGCTGTCAAGGATCTCATTCGGAGGGTCAATAACATGATCAGGCCCGGACGGATCATTGCGGTCAAAGCCGATAAGGCCCTGGTCCAGGTGAGGTTCAGCGAAGGCGACCCTGATGCAGGGATTCCGCCATTCGACAGCGGCTGGCTTCCAGTATTTCAGCAGCGCGCAGCGAAGAGCATCGAATGGGATTTTCCCGCAGTGGGGGAGCAGGTCATGGTCTTTGCGCCAGGCGGTGAGCTGACGGGCGGGTATGTGGGATTTGCTCTCTATTCTACCGACAATCCAGCGCCATCAAATAAGCCAGCCACAAGGCTTCGGAAGTATCCAGACGGTACGGCCGTATCCTACGACTCGGAGACGAACACGCTGTCGATTGACGGCGGTGACATGCTGATCATTCAGACAAAAGGCAAGCGGATTGAATTCAACGCTGAGAAGGTTGCAATCAAGAACGCTGCAGGCGATGAGGTCATCGGCCTCGTTTCAAAGGGCCTTAAAGAGGTTGAAACATCAACAACTGTCACCATGATGGGGCCTCAAAAGCTTCTGCCGGCAGCAACGAATATGCCGCAAATAACACAAAAACTCGATTCATTTGGAGGCTGACCATGCCATTGGCTGGAACTGAATCTGCGCTTGGAAATGCCTTATATGCAGCTGCCACAGGCTCGAGCGGCGACCCCAAGAAGGCTTGGGAGGAAGTCGCAAAGGTCATCATAAGTCATATCACGACCAATGCTGTCGTCACGGGAGGCACGCCAAGCGGTGGTCCTGTGACAGGTGGAAAAGTCACATGAGAGGCATGGACGAGCGCACCGGAAAGTTTATCGAAGGCGATGCCTTCGTGAAGCAGGCTGTGAGACGGGCTGTGGTTACATCGAAGCGGACGAAGCGCATGCTTCGCTGGTACGGGACCAATCACCTGAAATATTTGGATCGGTCCATCACCCAGGCGTCGGTCCTGGAGCTTACGAGTGACCTGGCTGACAGCATTGAAAAGACGATCCCTGATTCCAGGCTGGAGGCTGTGTTTGATCAGCGCAACGGCCAGGAGCTACTGGTTTCTCTTTCCCTTGGATCAACGCGAACGACTGTTGGAGTTTAGAATTGGATCTGCCAAAAATAGTTGAAACGCCTGATTTTCAGGCAAAACTCAAAAATAAGCTCGACCGCTTCACGGAAGCCTACCAGAAAATTTACTCAGATTTCGAGACGCCAACGGCAGCGGATCCGCTCTATCACATATTTGTCGAACTGACCTTGGTCGAAGTGCTGGGCAACGAGCGTATCAACTTCGCCGCATATTCCCAGCTGGTCAAGCTTTCCAATGAAATAGATTTCATTTTCAAGGGAAAAATTCGTGAAGGCGAGAGCTACGAAGCCTATCGCGACAGGATGCGAGGGACCAAGGATCTTGCGTCCCCAGCCGGGACCGAGGCCATGTATAAGGCGCTCACATTCCTTTACGGCGAAGCCTTGGTTGGTGGAAAAACCATCCAGGTGAAGGACGCCTACGTGAAAAACGTCGATGGCAGCCTTTTTATATACGTCATGACCAATTCAGACGACAGGACCCAGAACGATCCTGTCATCAAGGCTTTGACCACGGCCTTTCAGAAGGAAACCGTAAAGCCGGCGCTGGACGAAGTGGCCTTTATTCAGGCCCTGAACACGCCGTTTTCGATTGCTGCGACCATCAAGCTTCAGCCGGGTTACAAGGCCACATATAAGGCTTCGATCGAGGAAAGCTTTCGCAAATCATTTGAGGCGCAAAGGCGTCTCGGGTGGCTGCCTTCGATCAGCTGGATAATCAAGGAACTGCACCAACCGGGGGTGCTCAGTGTTGAGCTGATTTCGCCGGTTACGATCAACCCGCCTGCGCCCGAACGGTACGCGATCATTCAGAAAATCGAGCTGACTGTGACGGAGGCCGTATGATCGAAGAAACCATCAGGAAGCAGTATCCGACGTTCGATACGTCGCCAATTTCAAGCATTCGGACGTCGCCCGATCCTGTGGTCCGAGGCGCGATCCTGTGGGAGTACGGGATACTGCCGCTTTTGCCGTTTGCTACCGATCCGCTGCTTATCGACAGGCAGGCCAATGATTTTATCAGGCTGCGCGGCACCCTAAAGTCAATTCGTATGGCTTTGGCCTGGGTCGGATTTCCTTCGATCACCTTCAAGCGGCTTACAAAAAACACCTTTGAAGTGGATCCAGGACGCGTCCCAACAGAACTGGAAATCAAAGCAATTCACGCGGCGCTGGCTGTTTCAGTGCAGGCGCGGGGAATCCTTAAGCGAATCTATAACGGAAATTTCGAGGTGAGATATGGCTGATCTTTATGTTCACGGCATTGTCGTGGTCGAAGGTACTGGCGAGCTAAGGGCGTTTCGCTCGCCGAATCAATCGACGATTGGAATCGTTGGGACTGCCCACACGCAGTCGACGCTGGTGGCAGAAACTCCTGCAGTTTTTCTGACGAAAAAGGAGGCGCTGGCAGCGATTGCACCGGACGGCGCGGCAGGTGAGAAGGGGACGCTCTATCTGAATACGCAGGTCATCTATGACCAGGGTGATGCCATTGTTGTCATTTCCCGAGCAAAAACTTCCTCGGATGCTGATGTCCAGTCAGCTATCGAGGCTCTTTTGAACGCCGAGTCGATTACCGGGTTTAAGCCCAAGATCATTCTTGCGCCAGGGCTGGGCAAAACGGTGGCCGATGCTCCCAAGTTGGTCGAAGAATCTACTCAGCCAGTTGCCCCGAACCCTCCAGTGGTCAACGGCACGGTGACGAATTCAACAAACAGAAAAACAGCTTGAGGTGATTTATGGCTGACGCAAATCCAGTCGCAGCAAAGTTGAAGGAAGTTTCCAGGAAGCTTGGAGCCACTGTTGTTATTGATGGACCCAGCGCAGAGAATGCCCTGGACGATTTCGTCAAGGCGAACGGCGGCCCCAATGTTCTCATTCTCTACCCCGAAGTGAAGATTTCGGCGAATAGCACGTCCGTTCTGGTCCCCATGAGTTCAGTCGCGGCAGGCATCCTGGCACGAATCAGGTTCTGGGAGAGCCCTTCAAACCAGGAGGCGTTCAATATCCTCGGGACCTCGGTGCCGATCTCGTTTTCTCTGAGCGACGGGACTTCCAAAGGTCAGGTGCTCAATGGAAAGCAGATTGCGACTATCGTCCGCCAGGACGGTTTCCGGCTCTGGGGCGCGAGGGGTTCTGGTGATTCGAGCGACCTTAAGACGAATCAAATCCAGAAGGTCAGGATTCGAGACGCTGTGCGTGAAGCGATTCTGGCGAACCATCGCTGGGCCGTGGCCAAGGGAATCACTGGCGCATACTTCGAGACCGTCGCGGAGTCGGTGAATACATTCCTCGAGAACCTCAAGAGGGAAGGCGCAATTGCTGGCGGAAAATGCTATCCGGACAAGGAAGCCAATACCCCAGCAAACATCAACTCGGGCAAGGCGTCCTGGGCCTACGAGATCACGCCGACGCCAGTCGCAGAGACCCTCTTTTTTACTGAAACGATCACAGATAAATATTTGACGAAAATTGGAGCTTAAGCATGAGAAAGACCTTTTGGACTATGAGCCTAATTGCATTGATTTTGACGCCGGTACTGCTCGCGCAGCAGACCACGCCTATCTTTTCAGACAACGAAAGCCCAGTCTTTGAGAATTCATATCTCATAGATAACATCGCGAATAACTCGCGAACGGGTGATGTGACGCTGCGTATCAATAGGGTTGCGCCGCTCGATTGCACAAAGCCGGAGAACTGTCCGGCCTCAGTGATTGTCAGTAACGCCACGGGATCTGTGAACATGCCCGTCGACGTAAACGTGAAGACCTTATATGTCGGAAAAAATCTCGTGATTGATTCAACAGGCGCATGGGTCGGCCCCAAGGCAAATCTTGTTGGTCCCAAGGGAGACATCGGACCGACAGGTCCTCAAGGTCTGACGGGCGCGAAAGGCGATGCGGGTCCTCAGGGCCTCAAGGGAGATACAGGCCCTGCAGGTCCACAGGGTTTTACTGGACCGAAGGGTGACACTGGACCAACTGGACCGAAAGGTGATGTTGGTGCAACCGGCCCGCAGGGTCTCACAGGCGCGAAAGGCGACACCGGGCCGACAGGTCCGAAGGGCGACACGGGTCCTGCTGGTCCTCAAGGTCTCACTGGTCCGAAGGGCGACACAGGTCCTGCCGGTCCTAAAGGAGAAATCGGTGCAACTGGTCCCCAAGGCTTGACTGGTGCGAAAGGCGATACTGGACCAACTGGCCCCAAAGGTGACACCGGCCCCGCCGGTTCTCAAGGTTTGACTGGTCCCAAGGGTGATACAGGGCCTGCCGGTCCCAAGGGTGACACCGGTCCTGCTGGTCCTCAAGGTCTCACTGGTCCGAAGGGCGACACAGGTCCCGCTGGCCCACAAGGCCTCGCAGGTCCGAAAGGAGATACAGGTCCCCAAGGCTTGACGGGTCCGAAGGGCGACACCGGGCCGCAGGGTGCTGATGGAGCGTTCTCGTGCTCCGTGAGCAATATCTCAGACAACATTCCTGCGGTCGGCGAGAAGATCGTCAACGGATTTTGTCCAGCGGGTCAAAAACTGATCAGCGGTGGCTGCAGTTTGGATAGTACAAACGTTGCTGCAGTTCAGCTGGTTCAAGGCTTTCCGCAACTCGTGAATAACCAGATGCTCTATACCTGCAGCTGGAAATCAGCGGGAACATCCGTATCACGCGGAACCGTAAACGTAATCTGCTGCAATTGATTGAGAGGTCTTTGACTATGCGTCGAATCATTTTCATAGCTGCTTTTCTGCTTTTAGCGTCTGAGCCATCGGTGGCCCAGGTGTTTTCGGACAACCCCAATCCACTGCTCCCCAGCACTTTGCCGAGTGAGCAGATAATGAACAGTGATCGCGGCAAGGACGTGACACTGCGAATTAAAAAGCCGACAGTACTCAACTGCTTGTCAAAAGTGGATTGTCCTCCGTCGGTGATTGTGAGCAATGCCAATGGCTCAGTGAATATGCCGGTCGATGTAAACGTGAATTCTCTTCACGTTGGAAAAAAGCAACTCATTGATAAAAGTGGCAACTGGATGGGCGTCCCCGTAGGTGCGAAAGGACCGCAAGGTGATGTCGGACCACAGGGTCCGGTGGGACTCAAAGGAGCAACTGGCGATCCTGGACCGAAGGGTCCACAGGGAAATGCTGGAGTTTCGGGACCCATCGGCTTAACAGGACCCACGGGAGACACTGGTCTTCAGGGTCCCAAAGGAGACACTGGCCCGGCAGGTCCAGTCGGTGCGAAAGGTCAATCCGGTGACTCGGGAGCCAAAGGTGTTGCAGGCGACACTGGGCCGCAGGGACCAACAGGTCTGCAAGGAGCAAGCGGCGATGCTGGGGCACAGGGGCCGCGAGGTGATACAGGTCCGCAAGGCCCCAATGGACTCACGGGACCAAGCGGAAACGCTGGTGCAAAGGGACTCGCAGGTGATGCCGGAGCACAGGGTCCAGTTGGTGCGAAGGGAGCCACAGGCGATGCTGGTGGAAAGGGCATCGTCGGTGATACCGGGCTTGCCGGACCAACAGGTCTGAAGGGTCCAACCGGCGACGGTGGAGTAAGCGGTCCCACTGGTCCCAAAGGCGCAACTGGCAATGCGGGTGCGATCGGACTGAAAGGCCCCACGGGCGATGCCGGGCCGATCGGAAAGCCGCCTGTCAGCGTTTGCGGCACTGCACAGTCCAGCGCTTCGATTTCAGCCAATTCGACCTTTGGATTTTTCGTGCCATGCCCAGCAAATTTTCTTTTCGTGTCGGGTGGCTGCAAGGTCGAAGGAAAGAACGACGTTGTGCTCAAGCAGTCCTATCCGCAAGGCACCGTTGGTTTTCAATCCCACTTCTGCTCCTGGCGGTCAGGTCCGAATGTGGATGCCACAACAAAAGTCGTCGCTGTCGCGATGTGCTGCGTTAAATAAAGAGGGACGCATAGAATGAAACTTCCTAAGCACCTAAAGAACTTCAATATCACTTTCGGCGTGTCTGACTTCTCAGCAATCTGCGAGGAAGTCATGCTGCCAAAGATTAAATTCAAGACCGAGGAGTGGCGTGGAGCCGGTATGGCTGCTCCGATTGAGATCGAAACGGGCATGGAAAAGCTCGAGGCAACTTTCAAATTCGGCGAGCAGACAATCGAGGGCTTTGTGTCTGCAGGCATCAACCTGTCCGGTTTTGTCACAGCCACGATCTTCGGTCACATGGCAGCAGCCGATGGCGGCAACGAATCCATGACCTGCGTTCTACGGGGCTGGGTGAAAGGCGTCGACGCGGGCACCTGGAAAGCTGGAGACCCGAAAGCGGCCACGCAAACTGTTGAAATGTCGGTCCTCAGCTGGGTTCTCACGCGCGGCGTTGTTCCCCTGGTCACGATCGACGTGATGTCTGGCATCTCGCTGATCGGTGGCTTTGATCAACATGCCGCAGCAAGAGCAAACCTGAAGATAGCTTAAGATAACCCCAGTGAATTTAACCGGAGTCTCCCGTGGAATATAGGCTTTCAAGACCAGTAGAGTTCAGAGGAAAAAAATACGAGACAGTGTTGCTGTCGGACTACTTCAAGACAAAGCACAAGCTCGCAATGGCTGAAAACTCGAAGAAGACCGAGGAGGAGCAGCAGCTGGCCTTTCTCATGTCTTTTTGTGAGGACTTTCCAAAGGAGGCTTTCGGCGAGATTCCTGCTGATGACATGGACTTCATTGCAGACCATGTTGCGCAGATCATGCTCGCATATGCCCGAAGCAAGGGGATCGATACCGAGGGAAAAAAGCCCAGGCGGCAGCAAAAGATGATCATCAGTCCGGTCAGGAAAGTGCACGGATTCTAAGGCGGGCCATTGCGGTGATGCGTGAGCGGTATGGATTTACCGCTTACGAGTCACTGGACATGGCTTACGAGGAATTCGATACGTGGCTGGAAGCCCTGGCGGAAGATGAAAATGGTAGCGGTTCCGGTTCCAAGGCTCCGGTCCAAAGAACGAGCGATGGTCAGACTTTTGTGCAGGATGATTCCTGGGAGGCAGTGTGAGCAAGGGACAGGTCAGCGTTAAGATCCGCGCAGCTTTCGATACTGCGTTCAATTCGACGTTTGCATCGGCTGACGAGAAGATCAAGGATCTGAACAAATCGCTTCGTAACCTCAAAAATTCAGCTGCAAACCTTGAGGGTCTGAAGAAGGCACGGGACAATGTAAGTGCTTTGAACGCGGAGCTTGGCAAAAAAGGCAAGGAGCTGGACGAGGTCAATGCGAAGCTGAAGGCTGCTGTTGCTGCTGAGGCGGCCCATACAGCTGCCATCGACCAAGCGAGGCAGAAGGTTGCTGCCGCACGGCAGGAGCATCAGCTTCTCAATGAAAATCTTCGCAGGCTTCAGGCTACTCTGCAGCAGGCTGCCCAGCCTACGGCAGCACAGGTGGAAGCGCTGCAGAAGCTCAAGGCAGCTGCGGACGGCTCCAGGAATGCACTACGTGCGGCAGGCCAGGAAGCCTCCATGGCAGCGCGGGCTCTGGAGAAAAAGCGGCAGTCCGTTGAAAAATTGAATGCGCGGATCCGTGAGCAGGAGGCTTCCCTAACCAGAGCCCAGGATGTGGCAAAGTCAGCCACGGAAAGACATTCGCAGCTGCGTGCTGAGTACGACCGCGAGCGGATCGCCATGGAAAAGCTGGCGGCACCGACCGCCGAGCAGCGGGCAGCACTGGCAAGGCTTCGTGATGAGGCAAAACTGGCGGCAGCAGCAAAAGCTACGACTCATCGCGAAGTTGAACGCCTAACCCGCTCGCTCGATCTGGAAAAGCAGAGGGCCCTGGATGCCGCCAATGGCCTTAGCGTCTATGAGGCCCGGTCCCGATCAGCAACTGCGGCGGTCCAGACCGCCACAGCCGAGCATAGAAAACTCACGGGCGAGCTCTCACGCATGCGCAGGTCCATGTCCGGCGAGCTGAGCGATTCCCAGAAAGCTGAGCTGGCGGCGCAGCAGCAGCGGGTTGCGGCAGCGGAAAAGGCTATTGCTGCTGCTCGCGCGGAGCAGACCGCAGCAGTCGCAACGCAGAAAACCTACCAGGCTGCCGCCGAGAAATCAGGGGGAACAGCCTCGATCCTGGCCCGCGAGCAGAAAAATCTAAGTAGCACCGTGGAAGCGACGAACAGCCAGATCACCAAGGCTACGGCGAGTGTGAAGCAGTACGAGACTGCCCTCGAAAAAGCCGGCGTCGATGTCAAGAATGTCACAGCAGCTGAGGAAAAGCTCAACTCCACGATAGCGCGGCAATCGACGTCCCTATCCACAGCAAAGTCGGCCCGAAGGATGTCCGATCGTGCAAGCGAGCTTCGATCCGAAGCCCTTGGCCATAGCGCTTTTACGCTGGGATACGGCTACATTTTTACAGCCCCTCTTCGCGAAGCGATTGAATTTGAAAAAGCGATGGTCCGCGTCAAAGCCATGTCTGGTGCGAATGCTCAGGAATTCAAGCGACTCAAAGAGCAGGCCCGAGACCTTGGAGCCTCGACAATTTATACGGCCAGAGAGGTGGCTGACGCCCAGAATGAGTTGGCCACGGCTGGTTACAGGACAAACGATATCATCGCTGTCATGCCGAGCATGCTTGCTCTCGCGGAAAGCTCGATGACCTCACTCGCCCGCACAGCTGAGATCACGAGCGAAGTGCTCCAGGGTTTTAATATCGACGTCTCGCAAATGGCCAGAGTCGGCGATGCCTTGACTGCAGCTTATACCGGATCGGCATCCAGCCTTGAGTCTCTCGGTGAAATGCTCAAATACGTCGCGGCTTCTGCAGTGGACGTGGGTTCCAGTCTTGAGCAGACGCTCGCGGCATCATCAGTCCTTCACAATAGCGGCGTCAAAGGCTCGATGGCTGGTACTGCAATGCGTGCGATATTCCTGCGTCTCGCAAAGCCGCCGAAGGAGCTACGGCGGGTCCTCGAAGAGATGCATATCAGCACGAAAGATGCGGCTGGGAACATGCGCGATTGGATGGACATCATCGGCGACATGAATCGGGCAATGAAGGGAGTGGGATCGGCCAAACGATCGGCTGTATCGAAAGCCCTGGCCGGTGAGGAGCACGCGCCATCCGCTTCCATTCTATTCCGATCACAGGCTGATGGTTCACTCAAGCTCAGCCAGAGAACGCTGGAGCTTGCTCCAGCCTACAATGCAACCGCGAAGTCCCTGCTTAAAATGCCGGACGCTGATCTGCGGGCAGCTGCTGACAGTCTAGGGGTCAAATTCAATCGCGCGATGAGTGGCGGTGGTATAGCTGCGGCAATCGCAGGCTCTCTCAAGGGTCTAAAGGGATCAGCTGCAGAAGCGCAGATGCAGAAAATATTCGGTAGCCTCAAGCTGGCCCCCAAACTTGAAGATATGAAAGCTGAGGAATTTGTCGGCAATGGCAAGGGAGTTGATGCAGCTTTAAAGCGCCTAAATATCAGTCGCACCAAGGCTCTTGGTGGAACCAAATCAGCTGATGAATTGACATCCGAAATCAAAACACAGATCCAGACACTTCCTCTCGAAGAGAAGCTTAAGTACGTGGAGCTGTTCTTTTCAAAGACTCGTCTTGGCATTTCCGATCTTATGAAGGAATTTTCCAAGAGCGGAAAGAATGTCGATCAGCTCATTCAAGCGCTGAACGAAACCCAGAATATGGAAAAGATCAAAAAGGAGCTGAGTGCTTCGACAGCGAAGGAGCTTGGAGAGATTTCTGGAGGCTTCAATGACATCATGATCACCTTCGGTGAAGCTTTCATCCCCGTACTCAGAGAGATGATGGTTTGGCTGAAACCCATTTTGAACGGCTTCGGAGAATGGCTGAAAGCCAATCAGGGCGTGGCAAAGGTCATCATGCAGACCGTTGGTGCCCTATTTGCATTTAGCGCAGCCATGGCAATTGGGAAACTGGCTCTGTCCGGGTTCTTTACCCTTGGCGCTGGTTTTATGAATCTTAAGAGAGCATGGGACTTTGGATTTGGCAAGGATAGGCTCGGGCGCAAAGCCGCTGGTAAAGCCTGGGATGTGCTTAAGGACACCGACTGGAAAGGCGTCGGCAGAAATATGTCGCTCGGAATGAAATCGGTGAAAAGAAGGATGGGCAGCGCTTTGAAGTCAGGTCTGGGCTTTGCTGGCAAAGGATTGAGAGGCGGATGGGGCCTCGCAAAGAATCTCGGAAAGATGGGCCTTCAGGGCATCAAAGCTGGTGCCGGCGCCGCTGCTTCCGGCCTTGGGTCACTCATGTCGATGGCCCGGGCTGCTGGTGGGGCACTTCTCGCCATGGGGCCTGCGGGCTGGGCGATCACGGCTGTAATCACGGCGATCGGGGTCGGCGGGTATCTCATCTATAAAAACTGGGCCACGATCAAGCCGTGGCTGCTCAAGACCTGGGAAAGTATCAAAGCCTACTTCGTCGATCTTTGGGTGCGAGTAGCCGGAGTGGTCAGCACGGCCTGGGGATGGATCAAAGAACACATGAGCTGGCATCCCGTGGTTTACATCGCGAAAAACTGGGAAAAGCTCATTGGGATGTTCAAAACTGTGTACGAGAAGATCAAGCCCTATATCAGCAAGATCTTCCCCACCGATGACACGGAAATCAAGGTGTCCGGCGAAAAGCCTGAGGAGCCGGGATTTCTTACTCGCCTCTTTGGTGGTGCAGATGAAGGCGGGCCGTCGATGCTCGATAATCCTTTGAAAAAAATCAGCGGGATGATGAGTCAGCCGGATCTGCCAAACACAGAAAAGGCCGCATCGGGCGGGAGCTTGAACCAAAAGAATATCATCACCGTGACTAACACATTCACGATGACCGGCGTGCAGGAGCCTCGGCAGGTTGCCAATAAGATTGCAAACGAAGTGCGCTATGCATTCCAGAAAGTCCCGTCCTTCAACCTTTTCGACCCGGTTGAGGTGAGCTAATGCTTCTCGATACCACCGGCATAATCAAGAAAGAAACCTTTGCGCAGCTCGGCGATTTTACGTTTGAACTGAAGACTTTGGTGCCTGATAAGATGGACCGCGAGACATCCTATAGGTGGGCAAAGCTGGAGCCAATCGGTGCAATCCCGGTCCACCAATACCTTGGAGCAACTGGAAAAAGCCCGATTGGTCCACATGAGGACAAGCTGACTCTCACTGGCGTCCTGTACCCGGAATACTCCGGGCAGCTTGATCATTTGAAAAAGCTTCGGGACATCGCAGCGAGTGGGAAGCCTCAGCGCCTGATCTATGCAGATACACAGCTTGGGCAGAATATGGGCTTCTGGGCAATTAAGTCTCTGAAGGAATCGCGATCCATATTTTGGGGTGACGGCGTCCCAAGACGGGTCGAGTTCACCTTGGAGCTGGAGTTTCACTATGCGTGATTATCAGCTGACCGAGGGGGATGAGCTGGATCTGATCTGCTGGAATGAATACGGAGAGCTGCCAGGTGCCCTTGAGGCCGTGCTGCGAGCCAACTGGGATAAGCTCGATCTCTTTGACAATCTTGGGATTGTCCTTCCGCTTAATAAGCCGGAAACCATTGTGCTGCCTGATCTTGCAAGACCGACGGAAACAACAAAAACAGTGAGGATATTCGACTAAATGAAGCCTAATTTTAGGATCAAATCAAAGGATAAGGATCTTACAGAAGCCATTCGCTCAAGGCTAGTGAAGCTCACCGTGAAAGATGAAGCTTGCCTCAAGTCTGACAAGCTGTGCATTGAGCTGGCCGACGATCCACCGATTGCGTTGCCAGAGGAAGGCCAGGTCTTTGAGGTTGCCCTTGGCTATGAGGATGTCCTGGTCGACATCGGCAGCTATGCTACGAAGCACGTCGCGATCTCGGGCGCCCCACGGGTCCTCAAGATCGAAGCATCGGCTCTCGACCAAAGTTCGTCAATAAAATCCCAGCGGGAGCAATCATGGAGCTCAACGACTCTCGGGAGCGTTGTGGGTGAGATAGCGCGGCGGAATGGCCTAAAACCGGCCGTAATCGATGAGCTGCAAAACATCGCGATCGAATATGAAACCCAGACAGAGAGCGATATTCAATTTCTGAACCGACTGGCTCGCCGCTACGATATGATCGTGAAGATCAGTGACCGCTTTCTCATGGTATCGCCCGCGGACAAGAGCCAGAAGGCGAGCGGCGGGACGCTTCCGAAGATCAGCGTCACAAACCCTATCAGATATGAATACTCGGGCGAACAGACCAAGCGATACACTGGGGTGCGTGCGTATTGGTATGACAATGACGCGGCGAAAAAGAACTATGTCCTGGTCGGGAAGCAAGGCGTCGTGCTCGAGCTTGAGTTCAATAAAGTCACCGAGGACTCGGCGCGGCGGGCGGCAGAGGCCAAATTCCGCGAGGTATCGCGCAAGGGCAAGACCTTGACCTTCACTGTACCAGGCGACTGTGCGCTTGCTGCCGAGAGGAAATGCTCGCTCTCAGGCGTGCGGGACGGGGTCGACGGCGAGTGGGTGATCAAGTCAGTCGAGCATGTGATCGATGGCTCGACTTTTCAAAGTACGGTCGAATGTACGGTGGACGGCTACAAGGAGACAAAGCCGGATCCGGCTGATGATGGCACTGACAGAGAGGAAACTTAAAGGCAGGGCCGTGAATTAAAGCCCAAGTTCTCCGCAAATGCTGGCCCAGTAATGGGTGATCATAAGCGGATCCCGCTCCAGTGATTTCCCTTCAGTCCCCTCCCCTTTAAACCCTGCCGATCGCGCGGCGCTCTGAAAATGGGCATAGGCGCTGGGGAGGCTGTTCTCGCGCCCATCCTCAGCGCGACGCATCTCCATCTTCAGCGAAAATTCCGTGGCCAGGACCTGATGAAGTAGGCGCAGCCGCTTGGGACGTACGTACGCGATTTGGTCGTAAGTCTCCTCGGACGGTCGATGGCCGACGATCAGGAAATGCGCATATTTTCTGCAGAGGCGCTTGACTGCTGTCTGTGGCCTACCTGTAGCAGCAGCAATGTCCCGATAGGTCATTGCCTGGTTGCCGTCCTTCTCTGCTTTGAGCAGCTTCTTATCGACAAGCCATGCTGCTGGCGGCCTGCCGTAGCCGCCGCGGTTTGATGGGGAACTCTCTAAGAATTTTGGGGATCTTGCGTCTTTTTTCTTAGCCTTCGCCATTGCTTTGATTGGCCTCTGTTTGAATGTTTCATTCGCGTTAGCCTCTGGAGAGGAGATTTAATATGCTTAAATTGTGATCACCACGCTGTTTCTTCAAGGTTACGGGTGCCACAATTGGCCGACATTTTCCTTCGCTTGTCAATGAAAGAGATTCGATTGCTGAAAAAACTTGATGATTCAATTTAGTTGAAATGATTGTGCAGGACCTTTGGGGAAAAGGTTTTGGCGTTAGTATTGTTCGTATGTCCTTATAAATAAGACATTCAGCACTTATGAGTTTTGAAAGGTATGTATAGCAAGGCTTGGGAGTTGTGGTTAAGAAAGAGCTAGGCACCGTCGAAAAGTGATTGTACTATTTGTAAGTTATCAATAACTCCGAGTTGAGAGATTCTTATGTCTGGACCAAACATAATCGCGCTTCCGAATGATAAGGGCGGGGTTGGAAAAACTACGACAGCCGTTAATTTAGCATCGGCTCTTTCTTTACTTGGAAGACGTGTGCTGGTTGTTGACTTTGATTCGCAAGCGAATGCATCCAGATTGTTGGGTGCTGACATTCCAGCTCTTGCTAAAGAAGACAGAACACTTTTTGCTGCGATTGCAAACGAGTGGCCTCTAACTAAGATCAGGGTGTCAACGAATGTTCCTGGCGTCGATCTGCTTTGCGCTGACGATAGAATGGATGAGTACAACCAATCCATGGTTGGACATCCAAACCAATTTTTCTTGTTGAAGATCCTTATGGACTGTCCAGAGGTCAAAGAATACTTTGCCGTCATAGTGGATCTTGGGCCAGGAAAAAGACATGTCTTCTTTCAGTCGGCAATTGTGGGGGCGCACTACTACATTGTTCCATTATTTCCTGAAAAGGATCCAGTAGATGGTCTGGCGAATGTTTTTGCGGCTGTCCAGGCCATGAAGAAGAGGCATAACCCGACGCTTACCTTCCTTGGCTGTCTTGTGACGAATATCGATAAGCAGATGGCGACCCACGAAGTATACGAGAGGAAATTGAGAGAGATCGCCAAAGAAGCAAACTTCCATGTTTTTAAAACAACTATACCGAGGAGCAGGCAAGTGTCGAGTGCCTCTTCGAGGAGCATGAGCTTGCATCTCTATCGCAAGGACTCGCCTGTTGCTGTTGCGTATTCAGCATTAGCTGGCGAGATGTTACCTGCGTTGCGGGGACGTAGACAAGGCCGGACGGCAAAGCCAGTCGATATCGATGCCTTGAGAAGTGCCAAGCCAGCGCCAGACATTGAAGTGCAAGTCGAGCTTTGAAAATATCCTTTGGATTTGAATACTTAAGCCGGGATACGCGTATCCCAATCGGAGAAGAAGAAGCATGGCAGTAGCAAATCAAAAGAGAAAAGTGGATCAGAGAATTGAGAATTCTTTCAAGAGTATCGGTCAACAGATGTCAGATGCGCAGACTAATGATGACGACTCGAAGCTTGAAAAACTTCTGGGACTTATAGGCAAGATAGTTGTCCTAAATATTACAGATATCGACATTAGCCAGAACATTAGAAAAGATCCAATTGATGAAGATTCAGCGAAATTTAAGGCTTTGGTTGAGTCTATTAGAAAGAATGGACTTCTACAGAATGCCGTTGTAGAGCTTCGCCTGACTGAAAAGTCTTACCAGCTTGTTTGCTTAGCAGGCCATCGCAGAATTAGAGCATTAAAGCTTCTCGGGATTGAAAAAATCCCATGTCTTCTCCTTCAAAATAGAAATTCATCTCAAAGTACAAGTGCAGCACTTGCCGAAAACTTAAACCGCGATGAACTTCACTTTCTCGATGTTGCCGATGGCTATGGTGAACTTGCCAAGCAAGGCTGGAGCGTTGACGCAATTAGTAGTCATTTTGAGCGAAATGAAAAGACTGTGAAGCGTTACCTGAAAATGGCTGAATGGGGTGATGAAATTAAGTCTCTCATTCGCGAAAATTCAGACAAACTATCATTACGAATCGTACTTCACGAGTTTGTTCAGAAGTCATTCGATTCAGATGAAGAGATTTTTGCAGCTATCAAGAATAGATTGGTAGAGCGAAAAGGCGCTTCTGCAAAACCGAGCCCTCGAAAGTATGTCATGAGAACAAAACTCACGGAGTTTTATAAGCAAAGGCCGGAAATAAACGATGATATGCGAAAAATTCTCGAAGAAGCTTTGGAGTATTTGAAGCTGATCTGAAGAATGTCGCTGCCAAGCTCGAACCTTGACAGCGACTGAGCCACTCTACACCTTAACGAAAGAATGACTCATGGAAGATTCTTCCACAAAATACTGTTTTGGTCAAAGCAGAGAAAATAACAGTGCACAAATTGAGCATTATGACTGGATACAAGGGCCGGAACATCAGCATGTGTCTCGTCAAAGACCAAGGCTGGTAAAACCAATCCCTAAGACCAAGGTCTTAAGCTCAAGAAATGATAGTGGGGTAATTTTTAGACAACCGAACATTCTATGTCCGGTTACGCCGATGACTTTACCCCCTAACTTATTTAATGAAGAACCACGCGCTCTTGTAACCTTCAGACCGATGACCGAAACCCACCGATGGCATACCACTCAGCCTGCGCAAGAATTACACCTTCTCAAAGCGATAACTTGTGGGATTGGCGCTTTGTGCTTCACTGCGGCGCTGGTTGTCATTGGAGCTGAGGCGGGAGGTGGTGGCTTTACAGGTTATTTTTGGGCATTAACGATTGTCATTTCGAGCACAATTCTGCTGAGCTTGCCCTATAAAAAAGGATCAGCGAATTCATTGCTAAAAAAAGTGATTGGAATTCTGGTGCTGCTTCTCGGCTATTGGACAATGCACACAGCGATAAAAACTCAAGAGGATAGGGAGTTGGTTGGCCGAGTTACAGCTGATCCAAAAGTCATAAGACTACAGAACAATGTTGATGATCTGTTAAGTAGGGTTCAGCCATTCAGAGAAAAAATTAAGTCTACAGATCCCATACTCTATCGAACGAGATTTACTCAGCTAATTGAAGAGTCGAAACCCCTTGAGGCAAAGCTAGAAGAGGCGAGATTGAATCTTGAAAGTGCGCAGATCTCAGCTAAAGCATCGGCAAAGCAGGGGCTATCAAAGGATCTGTCATCCATTGAGATGCTGCGTCGTCTAATGCTAGAGCCTTTGAACATTCTTTGTCTGCATGGATTTTTACAAACATTGCCCAACATATTGGCTGGCTTTGCGCGAGCCTTCAACTCAATGCGTCTGCGACGAAGCAAAATGAAACTGCAAGTTAACTTTATTCGTTAAGGAGTAAAAGGTACCGGACTCAAAAAGAAGCGATTGACCCCAGGAAGGGGAAGCGCCTGAAAAGGCACTCTGGAAAGACAAAATCTTCTGACGTCGCACCTCAGAAGATATCCCACCCAGAGTCCTCGCGCAACCCCTTGGAAATAACTTTGACTAAATTTACCCATTCGCAGCTTTTTTGCGCCATTTTTCGGCCACTGCGAACGGGCTAGGACCTTATTGCGTCTTGGGAGGCCATGGATGGCTGCAGCGGAGAAAGTCGAAAAGCCCGCGATTCTTCTATCGGATGGAAAAGAAAAAAACAAAATCGTCGTGACTCTACCCGGCAATGGCAAAGCTCACTTCGCCTTCGCGAGATTCTATAAGAACAAGCATGGCCGTATCGTAATGCGGCCATGTGTCGCAGAGCGGGAACATGCTAGCGCCGACTTTATCAGAACGACCATGTTCTGCCCGCGAATAAACCACCTGCTCTGCTATGGCTTCGCCATCGACCTCGACGTCCATCGATGCAGGAAGGAATTCAAGGTATTTGAAAAGATCTGCCCCAATCATGTGCGCAAGTTTCTTGTCGATCAGCTCGGCGAAGAAGCCGCTCAGTATTGCAAGCTCGTCCGCTCGCGCAACAAACGCGGCATCCATATCTGGGTCTTTTTTCCGCCCTTTCCAATGAACGGTAAAGCTCGAGGTGCGCACGAGCTCGCCTCCAAAATCCAGGCAGCCCTCATCGAATTGCTTGCGCCGTTCGGAGCGGACAAGGGTGCCGCGGGTCTTGATCGCTGGGCCTCGAATTGGCGCAACGATAGCATCTGGCTGGATCCCGAAATTGCCGAACACAGAAAGCAGAATAGCAAAGGGAAGGTCCCCGTGCTGTCCACGCTATGCGCCGCCCTAAAAGCCAATGCCGCCACCGTTGAGCATTTCGTCAAGCCCCTAACCCGATTCTACCCAGACAGCAGGGTTTCAGAGAAGGTCGCGGACCTTGTTGCAGATCACCTGGACACTCTTTCGTCTGGTGGCGAGATTGTGCTCACCAGGTCGCAGCTGCTGACGGCCATGCCTGTTTCCAAGACAACGCTACCCGGCCTGCTTTCCTCAGTCGTAGGTCCGAAAAATGCCGAACTGCGGGGAATAGTCATCACCAAAGATGTCGAAGTCTTCGGTTCCTATAAAGTATCGGCAGATGCTGAGTTCTGGCGGGTTAAGCACCTGGCAGAGAAGGTCCTTGCGATCCGCGCACAGCGGAAGCCCGCGAAGAAAAAGTCCGGACGCGCGTCGTCCACGATCATGGTATTTCGACCAACGCCACTCCCAGAGGACGTTTCCGATGGGGATCGCAACAATGTTCTTGGTCTTGTTGCCATCAAGCTCAAATGGTCCGGCATCGATGCCCAGGTCGCGCGGCGCATAATCGCAGCCTATGGAGCCCGCATTCCAGGCTCTGAGAGCAGTAAAAACGTGGCGAGGCTGGACG